GAGCTTGACGCTCTCGACGGTATCTCCGTCCGCAGCCGTCTCGACGACTACCTCGGGGGTGTCGAGAAGGATTTCGGCGGTCTGTGGGTCACCCATCAAGTTGTCAAACACGCACGAACATATATACCAGTTTTCGTAACTACTCTTTGAACAGATACAATCGAGAATATATTTGTTATACTCGGGTCACCTCACCCGGATAGACGGGGCACAATCAAACGCTTCTGGTGGTAGTGAGCGCAATGTTCTTGTTTCGGGATATATTACATATCATGATGACTATCATAGCACTCGCGGGATATCCGGCAAGTGGGAAAAGCACAGCCGCTCAACTCCTGGGAGAACAGGGGTTTCCAGTCGTGAGCATGGGTGAGACGCTCAGAGAAGCCATGGAGTCGAGCGACGAGGATGAAGTGTGGGCCTACGCCGAAGCTCTCAGAGAGGAGCATGGTGAGTATGGAGTGGCCGTTCCCTGCACCGGCCCCATCCGCGAGCATCTCGACGAGTCCGATGTCGTTGTCCTGGAAGGGACCCGGAATCCCGCCGAAGTTGACTACCTCGCGGCCGAGTTAGACATTGAGGCACACGTTGTGTGGGTCGACGCGACCTTCGGCGACCGTGTTAGGTGGTTTGCAACCCGTGAGGGTAGGGGGAAAGGGGGCGAGGACCCCATCGACAGTGCTCGATATTTGCGCGAACGGACCGATCGCGAGCACGATGCGGGGGTCAGGGACTACTTCCAGCGTGCAGACGCCGTCGTACAAAACAATCGTGGGCTCGACGAACTCACCACCCGAACACTAACTGTCGTCGACAACCTGCTCTAAAACCCTGCACGTACATATGTGCGTGTGTATATGTACGTGCGCCTATCCGCCGTATCCTCCGGTCCCGTACCCACCCTCACTGTAGCCGAGCAAGTCGGCGCTCGGGTCGGTTCCGCCAAAGGGACCCTCACCGTAGCCACAGTCACCGTATCCGGTGGGTGTACACACCGTCACTGGCTCACACTCGTCCCCAACGACTGTCGTTCTCGTTCTGACGAAGTCGCCAGCCAGTGTTACGGACCCGGCGCCCAGGGCGATCAGCAGGTCGCGACGACTGACCGGTACGCTCTCACGCCCCATCTCACTCACCGTACCGAATGTCGTCGAACGCGTCGAGCAGGTCCTCGTTCAGGATCGCGCCGTCACTCTTGCGCTTGACGTAGGCCAACCACCGACCGTACTTTCCGGTGCCGTATGTGATCAGCTCCAGCGGCCAGTCGCCACGACCGAGCTCAGCTTCAGTGAGCCAATCGATGACGAACTGTTTCTCCACCATTCCCTGCTTGTACTCCTCGCTATCGTGGCTAACGAAGTGGATCTCGTGCGTATCGACGTCGATGAGTCGGAACGGGATCTTCACGTACTGGTAGAACCCAACATCCACTGTCATCCAGATCGTGTCACCGTCGACGACCCGGTCGGCCCGGGCGTGCTGGTACTCGAACGTCATTGGGCCACCATCCGGATCTCGTCACTCACCTGCGCTGGCTCCAGCAGCTGCACACTGGAGTAAGACAGGCCGCGGTCACGACCGCTGAAGTTGACCTCGTGGACGATCTTTACCTTCACTTCGTTCTGGTACTTCTCGTTGGGCGACCAGACGACGATCACGAGCGGGAGGTCGAGCGCCTGTGCCAGCCCCCAGAGGTGTTTCCAGCGGCCGTGGTCCTGTGAGAAATAGCGGTTGTTCGAGTGATTCGCCGGGGACGTGACGTTCGTGGTCTGATACTCGATGAGACACTGCACCCCATCATCGTCGTACCAGAACCCATCGAGGTTCGGCGGCCACGGCGTCCCGTTCTGTCTCAGGGCCGCGTCCAGCGTCGGGAAGTCGTCGTCGTGGATGAACTCCTTACCGAGCTCGGTCGTCGAGTTGTGGCTGAACACCCAGACACCGAACTCGGGGAAGGACAGTTCCTCGGTGATCGTTTCGACACCCTGGCTGTCTACTCGGTACACTCGGACGCGTTTGTCGTCATAGACCGCGACGACGTAGTCACAGCCTGCGCGCGTGGCGAGCCGCTCCTTCGCCTCCAGTTCTGTATCGTCGACTGTCTGCTGTAGTTCGCGCCAGACTCGGCCAGCGTTGTACCCTCGGACGTCGCGGACTCTCCGGCGGTCGATGAACAGCTCGACCGAATCCGCGTCCTCGTCCAGACTGTACCCCTCCACGTCGAAGATATCGAAGCCCGCGTTTCGCAGCTGCGGGTGGACCCAGTTGGTGTGGGCCGACACTTCCGTTGTTTCTTTGTCCATGTGACACCTGGGGAGGCGTTATCACATTCTTGGTACTATCAGATTAAGAGTGTTTTCATACACGAGTGGCTTCCACTCGTTTGGTTTCAAGCTATCCGAAAAACGGTGAGTCTACGCGATCAGCACTTCGACCAACCACACTCGAGGGCGCACTTCGGGCACCCACCGTCGTAAACGACGTCGCCGCCACAGTCCGGACAGGACTCCTCGTTCGGGTTGTGATCGTTGTGGGCTTTGATCTCGAGTGTCGCTTCACTCTCGGCCTCGACCGCACGACGAAGTGCGGTGGCGATACCGTCCGGGAGTGAGGCTATCTGCTCACCATCGTCGAACCCGATGTCCGGCGAGGAGATGCCGTCGAGTTTCTCGACTACTTCCTCGGCTGGAACGCCAGCCTGGAGTGCCAGCGACGACAGTTTGCCGATGGCCTCGACCATCGAGTTGGTGAACCCGCCCGACTTCCCGATGTTGCAGATCGTCTCGATGGGGCGACCCTCGTCGTCGAACCCGATGTTGACGTACATGTTCCCGTATCCCGTCTTGATGCGCTCGCGTCGAGCAGACAGAACCTTGCCCGGCTCAGCCAGCTCGATACCACCAGTAGCGGGTTGCTCAGCGGCGGCCAGTGGGATACCGTGTTCCTCTGCGAGCTCGTCGATTCGAGCCTCAGCGTCCTCTCGCGACATGGGCTCTCCGCCGGCCACGTCTCCGTGATCAGCTCTGGTTGAGATCACTTGCTTCGAACGGGACCCATCGCGGTAGATCGTTCCTCCCTTGGCTCCGTGGCTCCACAGGTACGCGTACACTTCCTGCACGTCCTGTTTGGTCGCGCTGTTGGGGAAGTTGACGGTCTTGCTGATCGCACTGTCCACGCCCTCCTGGGCGGCACACTGGACAGACGCGTGCTCGAGGCCACTGAGCATGTCCGTGGTGACGAATAGCTCGCCGATCTCGTCCGGGACCGTTTCGAGCCCCTTCACACCCTCGAACTCGTTGGCTTGCATCTGCTCGAGACACTCTGTCTTCGCCGCTTCGACGTCGACGTCGTTAGCCTCCAGGACACGGAGGAAATAGTCGTCGAACTCAACGAGCTGCTCGTCTCCCTGGATGTCCTGAGAGACGTTTTTGAAGTGTGCAACACCGAAGATCGGTTCACATCCACCGCTCGTGTTTCCGATCATTCCAGTTGTCCCAGTCGGCGCCACTGTGGTCGTGTTGTGGTTCCGTATCGGGTAGCCATCTTCCCAGACGTCGGCCGCCTCTCCAGTCTGGCGCTCGAACCAGTCTGTGTGGGCGGTCGGGTCGGCGTACTTCGAGTGCTCCCAGTTTTCGAACGACCCACGCTGGTCAGCCAGACGTAGCGATGCGTCTTTCGACCGCTGGTTGATGTGGCGCATCACCTGTCTGGTCACTTCGTTCGAGACATCGCTCCCGTACTTGGTCCCGATCTGCACGAACATCTGGGCCAGTCCCATGATCCCGAGTCCTATCTTCCTGTTATCCCGTACTGTCTGTTCGATCTCCGGGGTGGGGAATGACGACATGGTGACGACGTTGTCGAGGAACCGAACGCCGTCGTCGACGCGGGCGTCGAGCTCCTCCCAGTCGATGGCTTTCTCGAGGAAATCACCAACGACGTATGCCATCTCAGACCGGTCGGGTTCGTACCCACTCGGGGCGCCGTATGTGTCGAGGTACGTTCGCCAGTCGGGTGCATCCTCGGCCACAAGCGTCGAGAGGTTTATGTGGCCCAGATTGCACGCCTCGTTCTCCATGAGCCATTGCTCGCCACAGGGGTTGGTCGTCGACATCTCGAACTGATCGTCGTCGCGCCATGTCGGCGTCGATTCCGTCGGGAACGAGTGGTCCGCGTTCGCACTGTCGATGAACAGCACCCCTGGTTCGCCGTTCTCGTGCGCACCTTCGATGATGTCATCCCAGATCTCGCGAGCCGGGACACGTAGTGGCTCTCCCACAGTGACGTGGTGACCCAGGTCGAACCACTCGTACATCTCTTTGGTCTCCTCGGTCGCGATGTGGGGCTGTCCAGTGCGCGGGTTGATGAACGTGTGGAGCTCGTCGTTCTCCACGGCCAGCATGAAGTCGTCGGTGACCGTCACGCTGATGTTGAAGTTGGCGAGCTGTGCCTCGACAGCGTTTCGGAGGTGTGGTTCGAGACGTCCTTCGTCGTCAGTGAACCGCTCGAGTGTGTCGCGGGCTTCTTCGAGGGCTTCCCCGTACGACGAGTTTACGTAGTCCTTCGGGTCGTTCAGACGGAGGGCCTGCGCGAGTGAGACGTCCTTGTTCTTCGAGTGGATGAAGAAGATCACGTCAGGGTGCGTGACTCGCATCACACCCATCTGCGCGCCGCGGCGCATCCCGCCCTGGGCGATCGTCCGGCACATCTGGTCGTAGGTCCGCATGAACGTGAGCGGGCCCGATGCGATACCACCAGTCGAGCCGACACGGTCACCGTAGGGTCGAAGGTAGCTGAACGCATACCCAACGCCGCCTCCCGACTGGAACGTCAGCGCAGCATCACGAAGCGTGTCGTGGATGTCAGCGATGTCGTCTTCCGGGGACATCACGAAACATGCGCTGAGTTGCTGGAGCTCGTCGCCGGCGTTGGCGAGGGTGGGGCTGTTCGGGATGAAATCCAGACGCTCCATACGATCCTGGAACCGCTCTTTCGTGTCCTCGACGACGCTTCTGGTGGTAGTGTCGAGGTCGTCGATGATTGTATCGTAGGAGACCCACTTGGCGTTCTCCTCGTCCAGTTCCGTGGTCGGCTCCATGCCCTCGGCATCAGCGATGCCGTAGTCGTCGAATACCTCGCGGATCAGGTCCTCGCGTCGCGGGTGGTCGGGCTTGATGTGCCTGGGTTCTATCCACACCGTCTCGTCCGTGTGGATCGCCTCAGCGATGGCGATGTTCTTCGCCACGCGTTCGAACAGGTCTTCTGGCTCCTCCGTTGGCACACCGTTCTCGTCCTTCTTGAGGTATCGCTGTGGAATAATCCGCTGGTACGCGTTCTCTGTCAGTCGGTCTTCGAGCGTGGCTCCCGTTGTTTGCTTCTTCGGGAGGCGCACACTACTGTCTGGTTGGCTCATATTACTCTATTCTGATACACTCCGCTCCAGGAGTGGGTGCTTATCTTGTAGTCGCTGGGGGATAATAAGTGTGTACGTTGCCGCCGTATGGCGGTTTACGCGTCGTCTATGACTTTGCCCGACTCCGTCCGTGTGCCCGTCTTGTTCATGTTGTACTCTTGCTTGGCGTGGTAGTATGGCCAGGGGTTGACATCTAACTGCACAGCCAGCAGGTGGAGCGTGATCAGACAGTCGGCGAGTTCCTCACCGACAATCGACGGGTCGTCACGTCCCTCGCCACGGATCGCGTGCGAGAGCTCGAGCACTTCCTCGCGGACAGCTTCGAGTTGCGCGACGTAGTCTCGGTCGCTACTGTACTCCGGACGCATCTCCCAGCCATCTGCGACGACCCAGGCCATCTCCTGGTAGCGGTCGTCGAACTCGGTGTCCCAGCTCATCGCGGGTCCTCCGGGCTGTAGCCGATGCTGGTCGGTGTACTACTCTCGTGGGCGTTGATCAGCACATCGAGATCGCCTTCGTCGATACCGCCTGCGAGGGCGTTATCGTACGCCGTGTGAAGCCGTTCCGTTGGTTCTCCCTCGAGCACCGACGCGAGCATCGCCGCGTAGGTTGCTGCATCTCTGAACGAGTCAACCGCCGCTTCGAAGTTGACGTCGTCGTTGATGATCGTTGCGCTGTAGCCGCGCAGCACCTTGTCGAGGAGACGGTGAACGTTTCCGTTCACGATGTGGTCGATGTCTGAATCGAGCACCACGGGCTCGTCGTGAAGCGAGGAGAGGGCGATACCCGACACGATCCACGTGTCCGAGTAGTCCTCATTCTTCGCTTCGAATGTTGCTTTCTGTTCTTCCAGTACGTCAGTTGGTTCTGTCGTCATTGATCTCTCCACTGTGAGCGAAAGCAGCCTTCAACATGAGCCGCCCAGACTCCTGGGGGAAGTCGGACATCGCAATGTTCGCAATGCCATGTCTCTTGGGACGGATCGTGTTGAAGAACTCCACCACAGACACCAGCGACAGCACCGGGCCACTGTGTAACTACTCGGCCGGCAAGTGTCCGATACTCGCGGACGGGGAGATTGTTCCACATTGCCCGCACTCGCTCCTGTACTTCTGAGTGCGTTGCGGGCTCGTAGTCCGTTTCGAACTGGACGATAACGTATCCATGGTCGCCATCTTCTATAGCGACCCGGACGAGCGTCGTCGTTTCTGTACCAATCTCTACCGATTGGTTTCGTGTGGCTGTCGACATCTGGGGAGGTGTGGGTAGCCGCGTCCCGTCGTGGGACGACCCCCTTCGCCGAGGGGTACTCGTACCTTGTCGCGATTAGGAGATAAGTGTTACGTTGTATCAGTCTTCTTAAATAGACAGAATTACTATAAACAGTTCTTAGAGAGCCTGAAATAGCTATTTAGAGTTGGACATTAAACCATTACATAAAAATAAAATACTACCTGTTTAGGCGGTGGTTTTGGCCAGACTCCTCTCTACCGATCAATCGCCGCATATGGCTATAACACGTACCGTGTCGCTATCAATACTTTATGTATAACCATCTGTTACTCACGCCCACAATCTACTCTACGGTCTCTCGAACCAATGTTCTCACAGCCCGTCTGATCCGTCCACTCACAGCTCCAGACGAGATCCCCAGCTGATCACCCACCTGATCGAGTGATGCTCGTCGTGGATTGTCGAAGTACCCCATCTCGTACGCGGTAGACAGCGCATCTAACTGGGGCACAGAAACCTCTACCCGTCCTCGCTCACCACGTTTCATCTCGGCATCGTCGTACAGACTCACCAGTTGAATCGATTCATTATTCTCGTCTCGTATCCCTCGAACGAATCGGCTCAGACGGTCTCTGTCGTGTATCCGAACCAACCATCGGCCCCTGTCTCCCTGCATGACCACACTGATCCAAACGACATCCGATTCGACTACCTGTGAGTATGACGTCATCTTTGACGCTTCTTCAGTCAGTACCACCGAGCACAGGATTCGGGAGTCATCATCGAGGTGTGCCAACACCTCCACGTCATCCACTGTCATATCGTGCTGCATTTCCATAAAAAACTCCTCCTCACCATCTCCTTCAACCCATAGCACTAACTTTACCTGACCGTCCTCTGTGAGATAGAGACTCACCATCTCGAGTGATATATGTGGGAACGACAAGCGAGTATCTTCCAGAATCGGCGTCGTCACACTGAACTCGGCCACCAGTGTCATCTCCGTTAGTATGGCGGTATGGGATAAAAACCCTATTATCTAAACATAATGATCGCTCAGAAGGTGCTGTATAGGCGTTGTATCTGTTGTATCCGTATAGTAAGGACCAGTATGGGCCGGGCATCGGATTCCGTTAGAGTGCGTGTGAGGGCGCGTAGTTAGCCCGTGAAAAACGGGAGTGTTTCGAGCTCTATTTCCTCACACCACGGTTCGTCGAGATCAGATCTCAGCTCCATTTGTGCCTCTTTCGCCGCTCTGAGTGTGAACGCGACACCCTTCGCGTCGACTTTGATTCCATCTCTCGTCCGGTAGAGGATGTACACCTCGTCGACGGCCGCGAGATCTTCTCCAACCCGACGCCGCTGTTCGGAGAGTTTCGCTCCGAGTGTATCCGCCCACCCCTGAAGTTGGCGAAGCGTCAACTCGATCGCCAGCGTCTCCCGAGAGTTTGCGAGTTCTCGTATCTGCGCGTCGCGATACGTATCAGGGAACTCGCTTTCGTCCTCCTGTCGTCGCTCGAAGTACACGATTTCGTTGTCAGGGTCCAGCCCCATTTCGTCGACGTCAGTATCGGCGTCAGTAGAGCCGTCGTCTTCAGACATCCTGTGCCTCCGCGTCGATCTCGTTCTGTGTGGCTTGCGATCGGACCCGCCGCTGTCGTGCACCAATTTCTTTCTGTTCCTCGTCTGTGGCAACGCCCCAGTAGAACTCCTCGCAAAGCATCCGCCAGAGAGCGTCGTCCAGTCGAGCACAGAGTGCGCTGTTCTTGCTAACCATAGCGTCCCGTACTTCATCCTCGTACGTCTTAACGAATCGGCGGATCGCTTGCCGTTCGTCTCCCCAGAGATACCAGACTGACTTGCCACTCCCCCACGTCGGTTGTACCGACCCGACATACGGGCGAGAGCGCGGTGTAAAACGGGCTCCGTTGGGGAGCTCATCCGAGAACAACGGTCCTCGGTCGTACAACGCCATCAGCTGGGTGTTCTTGAGCGATTCTGCGTACGGGTATGGCCGTGTGTGTTGTGCCATCTATCTCAGTCTCTTGCTACGTCACTTCGGTTCAGTTTGCCGTTCAGTTATGGCATGGTTGATTCCTTCAATTCGATTCGATTCAGATAGTCTACGTACTATGCGTCGTCTTCGTCGGGCGTCGCCAGGTCGTGTCCTGTCCCACCAGCACGTGCAGCGTCGAGACACGCATCGCACATCATGTTCCCAGCATCCTCGCCACCAGGCGTCTCGTTGCCACAGTCGGCGTAGTTCACACACCGGGCTGCTGGTGGTATGGGTGAGAGGGTCTCCTGTGTCGTCTCGTCAGCGGTCGCCATTATCGCCCCATCTTCCAGGCTTTCCGGTAGCTCAGGATCGATTCTCCCTCTTGTTCACGGCGTTCGTTCTCCCAGCCGAGTCGCCAGGCGTTCGACCAGACATGACCCCACTCACCCCCCATCGCCGAGTCTGGGTTGTACCGTGCGATGTACGGGTTCGCTGACTGGTCTTCGCCGCGTCGCCTCGCGAGCGCGCCCTTTTCATAGGCACCCGCGAAGTGAGCGGCCATGTTGTCTGGAACGTGATCGACCGTCTCGTCGTGGTCAGCCGTGTCGTCGATGCGAGCGGTCTCTCCACTGAACTCGACACCCGACATCACTCAACCTCCTCAACTGCGAGATGCTCACCGACCCAGTGCGTCTCGATAAACGCTGACTGCTCCAGCGTCTCCTGTACCAGGTCCTTGAACGCCTGGTCGACATCATCCTCGAACTCGATGTACGAGGCGTACCGTTCAGGCGCCATCGTTCACCTCCATCTCGACGTCCGCCGCTGCGTCACCGAAGCCGCCGAAGATCGGATCGTCCATGGCGATCGCCTCTGGCTCTCGATAGAGCTCACGAAGCTCGTCCTCGGAGAGTGAGTCGAGATACTCGACCAGTGCCTCGTCGAACTCCTTCCATGGGAAGTCATCGCCGAAGGCGGTCTCCCTGTCGTAATCGCCTATCTCGACTTTCGCCGAGGTTGCGAACGAGATGACGACATCGACGACCGTCATGGCTCAACCTCGACGAGTGTTGTGCGATCGCTGGCGTACATGTACCCGGCCCACTCTCGAACATCGAGTGCGTCGACCTCGAGCGCGTCTTCGTAGACGTTGGCCATGAACGTCGCTGGGTCGTCGACAGCCAGTTCCGGGACTGGGTACATGTCTCCCTCGTCGAAGTCGACTGGGTCGACACGGTCGAGCTCCTCTCTGTCCGGACTGAGGATGATAACAACGCCTGCTTTCTCGTCCCTGTCGAGACGAACGATGTCGCCGTATTGGGCGTCGTAGTACAGCCCCTCCAGGAACCTGTCATCGAGGATCACGGGAACACCTCGATCACCGTCTGGTTCTCCTCGACATTGTCCTCCGCCAGTTCCTCGTCGTCGAACACACCGTAGACAGGGAGAGATACCGTCAGCAACTCCCCCTCATCGTTGTAGAACTGGTCAGCTCGATCCCCGACAGACAGTTCTACGATCGCCCACGGCCCTCTGTCGGCCATCAGGCGAACACCTCGTGGTCCGGAAGGTCCTCGTCGGCTTCGAACACTGGGTGGTCAGGCGTCTCCGTCCCGAACACATCATGGTCGGGGAGGTGCGGACTACCACCAGCAACGATGCAGTCGATCTGTTCGACAGCAACCGGCGTCATCGACTGTGTCTCGTCGAGCTTGACAACCACCGTCTCTGCATCATCGTATCGGAGCACCCGACCGCGGCGTTCAGCGAACTCGATCATGTCGTCGATGTCCGGGTAGAGTGCTACATCGCGCGCCACAGTCTCCGGAGGCTCGATGTCGGCCTCCACAGGGGAGGGGTCAGGGTCTGGAGACCCCGACACCAACCGTCGAACCCATGAAACTGGGTTGAACATCAGTTGAACACCTCGTGATCGGGCGTGTCAGCATCATCAGCTGGCTGGACACTCGTGATGTGCTCTGGAGAGACGTACGTCTGATTGTTCTTGTCCGCGGTTTCCACCTCGATCTCGATATCGCCGTCGAACCCGCGAACCGTTTTGACAACACCATCGCGTTCGACACCATCTCCGGGGAGGATGAATCGAATAGTGTCGCCGATGTCTGGGATCGGGTCTTCCACGTCGGCCTGCTCACTCTCAGGATACTTGGGGACATCTTCGACGTCGATCACGTTCACGCCGTCAACTGTGACGCCCACTGATTCGATTGCCGATGCGACCTGATCATTCGCGGCTGTTTCCGGGTCGCTATCCGGCGACGCCAGCATCAGGTCAAAGCGACACTGCACCTGTGCCCTGACGCTCACCTGCTTCGGGTACTGTTCGAGCTGGTGGATGAAGTATGCGAGCTCCTCCTTGTTCGTGAACGACCGTTCTGCATCCGGAACGACGTAGACAACGTCCTCCCCATCGTCGACCGGATACTCGGCCCACAGGTAGTCGTAGGTCTCGAGGAACGCGTTCAGCTCCAGTGTCGTTATCCAGTCCTCGAGTGAGTCGTTGACTCTCTCCATCTCCTCCTCGTCAACGTCGGGCTCGAGCGTTCCGATCTCGCCTTCGAGCTCAACCGTGTCCGTGGCCACGTCGACCGTTCCGTCTGGGTCCTGTCCCGTGGGCTCGAGCTCTACATGCTGCGTCTCTCCCGTTTCCAGGTGAGTCACATGGACGAGGCCCAGGTCGAGAGCGGGGTGCTCATCCTGAGCCTGTTCCGCCGCCTGTGCGAAGTCGAACGCACAGTACGTGCCGTAGTGTTTGCTGGAACCATATCCGCCGACCTCATCCACCGCGTACTCGTCCTCCATCGTGTAGCGGTCGTCTTCGGCGGGATCGACCTCGTCCTCAGGCCGGTGGTCCTGGTCCCCATACTCGCGGTCCGGTACGGGGTCGTCGATGCCTGTCGCCCGGTCGTGCCCGGGGACGTCATGCGTATCTGGTCCGTCTTCCATCAGTAACTCCGTTCCACGCCACCAGGCCCTGTGCCCGGTGGGTAATCTATGTATGCAGTAGGAGGTAAAATATGTTTCTGTTTTCTTACCTGTTCTAATCGCAAGACTGTGTGCCAATAGAACTCTTTCTTTCAGTCACCATATGATGCAAGCGTCTGTTGGGCGACTATATCTTCGTCGGCTTCCCCGTGCTCGATTCGTCTGAGCGACTCGTGGATCGTGGCATAGTAATCCAGGAACCCTCGCGCTTCGTGTTTCCACGTGTTCGCGACCATACCACCAGTAGCGATTGAATCGTACATCGGCTTCATGCTGTACGCGAGTGTGTCGGCCGAGTCGAGTGACTCGACGACGTCCGGGCGTTCTAACGCCTCTCGCTTGACACCGAACCCGTGTATTTTGAAGTCCGGTCCAACACTCTTTCTGACGGCCTCGACGATGGTCGCGATCTGGGCAACGTCTTCGCGACCACAGAGGGTCCCAATGCCGATGTGCTCCACCTCGTCGAGGACACCAGCGCGATAGAGTTGCCGGAGGTGTGACCGATAATCATCGGGCGACCACCCCTGCACGACCGCAACTGGTGTGGCCGTGATCGCAAAGTCATCAAGCATATCGAGCAGGATCTGGGCTTTCTCTGTCGTCCGTTGCTGGTGGTATTGGACGGTCGTGTCGCGTGCATCCAGGATGTCAGGCTCACACGGGTAATCCCTGAGTGCGAAGTAATCAGGTTGCACGCGGGCGATGTATCGCAGGTACTCGCAGTCTGAAGTGTCGTATCCACCCTCTCGCTCGAAGAACGAGTAGCCGCCAGAGTCGATAAACAGGGTCTCGACGTTCGTCATGAGCTCCAGTCCCTTCTCGGTCAGGAGCTGATTATTCTGCGTCGCGTAGTTCAGCATGATGTTGAGATTGTCTGGCTCGCGATGGTCGAATCCGTGCGCAAGGACACGGATCGCTTTCCGCTGTGCGCCAGAGGCAACACCCCAGTACATATCGAACGCCAGCCGGTCGCGGGCAAACTCGGCCAACCGTCGCTGCTCGGCGGCCAGCCAGAGGACGTCGTTGCAGTGTGGACACGTCGGCTCCTCAGCGAGCTCGTCGACGACAACCAGCTGTCCACAGTTGCAGCACTGACCAGCGATCTCCGTGATAACCCAGTCCTCTGTCTCGGAATCGACAGCGAACGCGAGTGCCTCCAGGTAGTCATCGCACTCAGCGACGATCTCACCGCTCTCCATTCGCGTCCCTTTGATGCGCTCAAGGACGACCCAGGGCCCGCGTTCTCTCGCCCAGACGTGACGGAACGTGTCTCGTTCCGGCGTGGGACGATGACCGTCGTCGACGAGGTTAGTCGCCATGTCCGAACGCCTCCAGGCCGGTCTGGGCGGTCTGCTCACGCTCGACCCAGTCGTAGTGCTCCTCGAGCATCTCCATCAACTCCTCCTCTTTGACCCACTCACTCAGCCAGAAGTTGAGCATGAGCGCGATCATCGTCGACGCTGCACCTCTGACGGGGCTGATGTTCGCATGGGCTGGTGGGAACAGGTACTTCATCTGCGGATAGAACCGCAGGTCGGGAAGCTTGTTCCCAGCCGGCGCCGTCTCGGGCGTCGACAGGTCGAGTGAGTCGATAATCCCAGGGTTTCGCCGGAGAAACAGCAGCATCTCGGGCCGAGGGGTCGGCGAAAGTGCGTGGACGTGTTTGTACGGCCCGACCGCCTCTCGTACTTGCTTGAGTGCCGTGATCTGCTCGAAGACGTCGAGGCCCAGGAGGCTCCCGACCGCAACGCCATCGGCGGCACCGATCAGGTCGTACGTGAGCGAGTAGTGCTCGACACCGGCGAGGTAGCGTTCTTCAGCTTCAGGCGTACTCGGGTAGTCGAAGTACGGGTCGTCCTCGTACCCGAGTATGTGCCCAGGGTCCCACCGACCGAGCTCCTCAATAAACCGCTGATACGGCGGGTGGATCGGGAGCAAAATCGTCCCGTCGACGTCTTCTCGATACCACTCCCAGTAGTGCTGTGCCTGTTCCTCGGCGTGGCCGTGGGGCGTGAGCTCGTCGTACCCGTCTGTGTATGGCGTCGGGTCCGGCGGTATCACCTGGTCAGCATCCATGTCGATAGCCGCCTGGATGATCTCGCTCATGTTACCGATACGCGTCTTCCCAGAGTCGACGATCACCTGGCGACACGAATCACGAACGCCGGGCCGCGTCTCGTAGTACGACATCAGCTTGTTCGGGTATGCCCAGTAGGGGTTGATCGACGCGACGTAGATGTCGATGGGACACGCCTCGACGATGTCTTCGCGAGCGTCAATCTCTTGCTCGTAGATCTCGTCGATGTCCATCAGACACCCTCCGCGAACGGGTAGGCCGATTCGAAGTACGGGTCGTGCGTGGCGTGTTCACCGCGCTGGTAATCGTACACCACCCACTGCGCGACAAACGGCGGGACGTCGCCGGGCACGTCGCGCACCACACGGTCGATCATCTCACGGTAGGTGTCGATCCCATCGTTCGACCGAAGATCGAGTCGCCCGTCGATCCCGTAGTGATTCTTGACGTTGCTATCGATACAGATCACTTCCCACACACCGGACAGTGCGAGTGTGAAGCCCCACTTCGCGTAGTGGACACCGGACAGTCGTTCGTTCAGGTCCATGAGTGAGCCGAGCTCGTCACGGGCGACGTGTTCTCGAACACTCCGAACAAGCCCCTTCCAGTGAACCGACTCCTCAGTCTGTCGAATCCAACCGACTTTGTTCCGGTAAAAGTTGACGCCGGCGATGCGTACTGCGTCCTCAAGCGCAGTGCCGTCCATCCATAGGTCGAACGCATGCTCGTGGATGTCTTTGACCGTCCGAATCGAGAGGACGGCGAAGTGGTAAGCTCGCCGGATGTTCTCGGCCGCCTGCTCGATCTCACCGTCGAGCGTGACGTCTCGGACAGTGGCGAGCCGGTCCTGCACGGCGCCGTAGTCGTGCTGGTGGTACCAGTCGGCGAGTGTTGTCGGGACCTGTGTCGTAACCGCCATCAGGCACTCCAGATCTGTTCGTGATCGAGTGGGTCGTACAGCCCATCCATGATGTACACCCGTTCGTACCGGGCGTCGTCGGTGGCGGGGATTGAGAAACACTGTCCATCGTGGTACCCGTCTTCTTCGTCCCACTCCCACGAGGGGTCGAACGACTCTGACGTAATGTACCGCTTCGTCTCCGTGTCGTAGATGCCCTCGAACCCGTAGAAGTATTCGTAACGCCGGCCACACATCGGACAGTTGTAGACGACGTTCCACCCGGCCTCGTCCAGGTACTCGTCAGTTGGGTCTTCCTCGAGAAACACCTCCTCTCGGACGCACGTCTCTCTGTCCGGGTGACTGAGCTTCCCATCGTGGTCGCCATTGACTGATACTGTGATCGATTCTGCGGCCTCCAGCAGCCGCTCACGGCGGTCCGATTGTTCTGGGACGTCTGTGTACTCCGCCTGTTCGAACAGCTCCTGGGCGGCAAGCTCGGCGACCTCGCGGCGGACAGGGACAAAGTCATCAGTCATGGTCACGCACTCTCCTCGCCGACGGGTCGGAACTCGTCGTCAGACAGGTCGACGATGTAGTTGATATCAGACTCTCGGATGTAGACGATCCCGTTGGCGCCGTGCGCTTTGATGGCCGTTGAATACACCTCCGAGCCAGGGAACTCGAAGTCACCGTAATAGTCGGTCACGGCGACGCGGTGCGCCGGCTGAATCCCGTAGCCGTCCTCGAACACGTCACACTCACCGTCGAGGACCACCAGGTGGACCGGGTCAATCATCGCTCTGTCCCCCGTACCTGGCCGGTATGAGTGCGCACACGATGCGCCCACCCATCTCGCCCACGGTTTCGACGATTTCCTCACCGTCGTCGAGATACGTTACTTGGACGCCGTCGCCACGCTCGTGCGCATCGACGACATTGCGAAACTCGTGGAGGTGCCCGTCCTCAGCGAGCACGTCCACTCTCATCAGCTCCCGGTTCTCGGTAGACCCGGTGCTGGTAGACTGGGTATCTGCGGTCATTTCTTGTACTCCGTCCCACGGTTTTCTAACGCGCTGGTGGGGAGCGCAGGCCCGCCGGCGGAGTTGAACCGCCGTGCTCCAAACGGGCGTTGCTGGTGGTAGGTGTTTTTTAGGCGGTGGCTGTGTCGGAGTCCGTGTTGTCGATGCCGAGTGCCTGCTTGAACCGGGACACCTGCTCCGGGTCGGCCGGTGCCTCAACCATGGTCGCACCACCTGCGCCGGTCTCCAGGTCCAGGTCGGCATCTGGATCACCAGCGTGTTCCTGAATCGTGTCGAGAACGTCGTTGTAGACGATGCGCGGCGAGAGCTTCGCCTCGAACGCATCCCGTGCGAGACCGACGAATCCGAGCTTGACGAGTTGCGTCCCAAGCCAGTCCCAGTCGGGTGAGAGATCGATCGTCTCCACCGACTCCTCCTCGTCGTCATCATCGCCGAACACCTGCTCCATCATCTCATCGTGGCCTTCGAACCGAACCTCGCCGTTCGCCTCCGCTCGACGGTTCAGCTCGATCATCTCGTCGACCTCCTCCCCCGTCATCCCAGACTGCTCGTCAGTCAGGCGGTGGTTCGGCGCCCACTTGTTCTCCAGCCAGTCGAGATACTCACTCTCGTCCTGTTGGGCAAAGTACCGGCGCCGTGACTTGGCGGACTCGAACGGGCCAGGGTCCTGACCTGCTTCGTCAGCATCGTCGGTGATCTCGACCTGCTTGTACTCACTTGGCGCTTTGACAGCCGGTGGTTTGTCAGGGATGTCGATACTCCGAACACGATCACCGCCGGGCGTTCGCGTCGGGCTTCCGATGTGCTTGAGCATCGACCATCCGCTTTCGTTCAGATAGTAGCGGTACGCCCTCGGATGACTCAGGTCGTCTTCACGCTCGAGGAGGCGGCGCTTGTTGTACAGGGAGTGGAACGCGCCGGAGAGGCGCTGTGCGTTGTCGAAGACGCCATCGGCCGTTTCGTACAACTCACGTGTGGTAGCTCCCGCCGCGTGCTCCTCCTGGTAGAGCGCGAGGCACAGGAGCGCCCAGTGGTTCTTGCTGTCCGCTTCAACTGCTAACTGGGTGGGCATGCTTGTTTGCTAAGAGTAGTCAGTGTGCGAGTATATAGTTTTCTAATACTGATAGGTCTATTTTCTTACTATCGGTCAAACGCATTACTGTAGCTCCATCGTCGTCTCGAAACACGAGTTTGGGAACTGAGCGTTTCGCTGTCCTAACTAAGATTCGAACGGCTCGTGTGGGTGAGATTAGTTAGGACATCAGCCGAGGTACGGCCCTGGCTCCGACCCGTCCTGATTGACGAGATCGGCCGTGAGCGCATATCCCGGGATGTCGACGTGCGTGTCCCGGTCAGGTCCACCGGTCTTGGTGCGCCCGATCTTCGCGAGCTGCATGAGCATCGCGTAGTCGTACGGCGTCACCTCGATGCCGAGGTATCCAGACCACATGTCGGCGATGCACCGGAAGTTCTCAGTCGGCGGCCCGTACTCCTCGGCCCGCTGACCGACCGTGTCGTTGGCTTCTTCGAGGATGTTCGGCTCACCGACCGAAGACTCCTCATACCGCTCGGTACTCATTCGGCCTCAGCCTCTACAACTGTCTTTTGTCCGATCTCACTACTTTCCATCCCTCTCTCCGCTTTCACAGTCGTGATCACCTGTCGAAGCTGTTCTTCCAACTCGGGGTTGTCCGTCTGCTCGAGTATCACGTCTCCTGCTTCGATGATTTCCGAGTAGGCGACCATGAGCGACATCGTGCGGATGTCGTACTTGTCGATGGCTTTTCTCAACGTGGACTCACTGATAACCCATCGCTCGGCGAGCTCATGAACCGTATCTCCGTTGTCGATCGCACGCTGGATCGCGTCAGGATCGTTCCACGCTCTCTTTAAGCCGTACGCTTCCGTGTACGTGCTGATTGCTGACGACTTCTCCTCCAGGATACCAGCCGCATGGATCTTTTTCAACCCCCAGTAGTGCAGGAGTCGCTTCAACAGCTCTTTCGATGGAACTTCGTCGTATGGGTAATCGTCCCTCGTCTCCAGGTCCGCGTAGATCTCGTTCAGGTTGTCAACAGATTTGAGACTGTTTTTCTCCGTCGCGAGGGGGTGTTCATCGTTCTGTCCGTCAGTTTCTGTGTCTTGCGTGGTTGCCATTGTTCCGTAGTCTGGGTCGTCGTCTCTAATCGGGTATCCGTCGTCGCGCAGCTGTCTCACCAGTTCGTCAGGGTTCTCAACCTCCAGACTCTCCGCCATCTCCGCGATATCTGCTTTGAGGCCCATGTGCCACCTGAACAGTTCCTTTACCGAGGCCATGGTTAGTTGAACAGGCTACCCTCGTCGTCGACGAGCTCGTTCGCGAACTCCTCGTACTCGGTCGCGAGATCGTCGTCGTCGACGACCTCGGCGAGGTGTTCCAGCGCCTCGACCGCGTCGGCGTAAGCGTCAGGGATCGGGTTCTCCTCGATACCGTGTTCGGCCATCCAGCCGCGAACGGTGCCGGCCGTGATCGGCCACTGCTCGGCCAGTTCTTCGGGGGTCACCCCTCTATCGATTTGTTCCTGCACGTACTCAGCGTCCTTCCAGCCCTTCTCGATGCCGTACATCGAGGCGAAGATCCCTATCTGTCGAGAGCTGAACTCGGTGATGTGATTCTCTGCGATCTCACCGTTCGTGAGGCCACGGTCGCGTCGAAGCTCGACGAGCTCGTCGCGGTCCGGGATGTCGTCTCTGCTCTGAATCGTTGCGTCTGCGTCTGTAGTGTTTGCGTTACTCATTGTCTTCGTAGATGTTTTCGATCTCGTCGCCGAGATAGGCGTTGTATCGACCGATCACGTTGTCAACCATTTCTCGCATCACTTCTGGTTCGACGTCACCAGTCGCCATCAGGTCGGCCGCCAGTGCGAACTCGTCCTTCACGCGCTGTCGCGCTTCCGTTGGGTTCACTGTTCATACTCCTTCTCGAGCTCGTTTATCGGCTCAGTCAGTTTGATCTGGCCGTACTCCCACTCGTACAGCGCGTCCTCAAAGTACAGGTTGACGATCGCCTCCGTCGTCTCCGGGTGCTTACCACCGACCCATCCATCATCGAACTGCGCAAGGTCGTACTCCAGGACGCGCCCTGTGTACATGATCGAGAGCAACCATTTGGCACCAAGCTGCTCGCGTACGTAGTCGAGGATTCCCGTCGTGAACGAGACTGTTCGACGACCGTCCTCTTTACGGAGCTCTTTCACCCCCTTCGGTCGATACTGGACGAATACATTCCCACGACGGTTCTCCGCTCGTCCAACCCATCCGATCGATTCGCCTCTGTATGTGGCGTAATCATCGTTGTGTACTCTCGGTGGTGTCAGCCGTTGGTATCGTGGAAGCTTCTTCTGACTCATGGGTTCAGTCTCAGTGGGAGCATGTCGTCGTACCGCTCGAACGTGTACGGCATCCACTCCTTCATCTCGCCCATCACGCCGTCAGCGATGTTTCGGGCCTCTCCCTGGACGTTCGCTTTCCCTCTGATGTTCAGAAGGTGCATCCAGGCCCGGGCGTTCCCAGACATCATGATGTTGACCTTCGTTCCCATACCGAGGACTTTGCGCGCTTCTTCCTGAGGGACGCCAGCGTCCACGAGTGTGTTGTAGGTGTGGGCGGTGTGGGCGATCGTCTCCCACCAGATCTCCTCGCGCTCGTCGGGGTCCATGTCGATGGTCTCGACGCCGTTCCGACTCACGACCTCCTCGGCCGTGATCTCATCAGGCTCGGCGAATCGCTCCTTCATCTCCTCGACCGAGTCGAAGTCGAGTGTGACGTATCGGAGGGACATGATGTCGAACGTGAAGTGTCGGTGGCGCGTGATCTGCGCCATCGATGTCCGGGTGATACCCTCGAGCGCGAGCGTCGCCTGTGGGTGCTCGAACACGCCCCAGTGGCCCTCGTTCATGGTATGCTTGAGGAGCGATCGTTGTTCTGCTTCTGTTCTGAACTCGGCTGGCATCGCATCCCACGGGTCGTCCCGTGCAACATCGTCGTCGTCAAACCACTCCTCACGGAGATCGTCGACGACGTCGTCGTCCACTTTCACACCCGCCATGATCTCGGCGAATGAGTGGTCGATGACGCCATCAGCTCGATAGTCGTTTCGTGCACACAGACTCACCAGTCGCTCGGGGTGCGGCGTGCCTGCGATTTGTTTGATTTGCATTGGTCACCCCAGTGTCGGTCGGGGATTCGAACCCCGAATGACCCAGCCGGGCCGACAGTCGCCGCTACGGGATGTACCCGTCGAGGTACAGTCCCAGGAGCGTCCCCGCGACGCCCAGTACCGCTCCCGCCGCCATCCAGTACGATTCGGGCGGGATCATCTTACAGGTCCTCGTCGTCGAACAGCTCGTCGTTCTCGAACAGCGTTTGCTGCGTCTCCAGCTGTTTGATACGCTCCTCGTGCTTCCGGTCGCGGTGGCGCATGTACATCCGATAGGCGACGAACGTAACGATGCACAGAGACACCCACACGAGCAGGAGGCCCACGACCGCGAGAGCCATGACTTACGGACTCCCGCTTGTACTGTTCTCGTCGTCGCTGACGTCCATGAACAGTGGCACGCCATCGTTACCGACCGGTACGTAGATCACGTTGGACTCGCTGAGCTCGTCGATGTACATCGCTTCGAGGACAGCGTCGTTCTCGTACGCTTCGGCGCGGATCAGGCGGGCGTCTCGCTCACCTTCGGCTTCGATACGGAGCGTTTCTGCGTGCTCTCTGGCAACTTCCTGTCGGTGCTGTTCAGCGATGATCTCCTGACGCTCGGCCTGGGCGTTCTCGGCCGCATCCAGGAACGAGTCGGGTGGGTACACGCCACGGATGTCGACAGCGATCAGAGCGAGCCCCGTCCCGTCGAACCGGTCTTCCAGTTCTTCAGCAACAGCGAGGCGCATCCGCTCTCGTGCCTCGTCGTTGGTGATCTCGGTACCGGACATCCCACCACCAACGGTGTAGATGGCGGCCCGGGACCCAGGTCGGATCGCCCGCTGTCGGGCCTGGTCGTGAGTCTTCCACTCCTCATAGAAGGTGACCGGGTCGTCGACCTGGTAGGTGATCGCAACGTCAACTGGCACTCGCATGTTGTCGTTAGTCACTACTTTGATCGAGTCGTCGAACTCGGAACGCTCGCCTTCTCCCTGTGCAGCAACCATCTGCATCACCTGTGGCCGAACGTCGACCGACACGGTCCCCTGCGTGATCGGGTTGATGAAATACCAGTTGCCGGGGTAGAACGTCCCTTCGGCGTTGCCTTTGTAGGTGACCACTTTGACGTGTCCCTCGTCGACTGTCTGCATCGACGCGAGACCAACTCCGACAAGGATAACGGCACCGACCAGGACCACGACCGCAATCGGCCCAGCCGCTGACTGCGCACGTTCGTTCATAGACTATTCCTCCACTTCTGTCGCCATTCCTTCATGTATATCTCCGTTCTACGCACTCGGGGAGCACGTCCCACTGGGTAGCTGTGGGTGAATAGAAATATGTGGGATGTGATATTAAAGATTTCTGTTCTGTCGTTTTTCGTATATGCGTGGAGGTCAGTGCAGTCTATCGATTCCACTCTGCTTGTCTCTGTATATCTTGAAGGAATACGGGCCTTCGTTCCTGGTGGTACGAGTGTCAGGGTGGTTATCCTGCGGTATCGGACATGAGTGGTTGGTGAGGGGAAACCAGTCTGGATACCCAGAATGTCGCTCAGACATGGCATATTCAAAGGATAGAAGCTCTGAGAGTGCGGTTTAGAGGGCCTTTTCGGCCGGATTGCGTGGAGAGTGGTTTACAGGCCCGAGAGGTGGGGGGTTACGGTCTGGAAACAGGGTCGGCACACGTCGGAATGAAAACTTTCCTACCTAATCCCTTTCAGACTCTCTACCCTTTTGCACGTACATATGTGCGTGTGTATATGTACGTGCGGGGGTTCAGAGGGGGTCGTGGCTCATCAGCCTGAGTAGCTTGAGGGCATGTGCACGTTTTGCGACAAGTATGCGTTCCTGTTCCGGCTGCGGTGCTCGACCCTCACCAGGGACGAATACCGTATCTCGTGGGACCGACGATTCGGGGTAGACGGGGATGTACATCGACCGATGTCGCTGTCCTTTGATCAACAACGGATGGCGGCCACCGTCGTAGACGACGTCAGACAGGATTCCGTGGTCTGCGTAGTCCATCGCCCCGTAGTCCTCGTCCCACAGTTCGACGCTGAGCTTCGTCAGCAGGTAGCCGGATGAGAGGTCTTCGACGTACACTGAATCTCCTACGCTATCAGGCTCTGATACGGGTTTTCACGCACTCAGCGAACTTCCCCAGGATCAACAGTCAGTCCCGTGTCGATCGTGGTCCCGCGCATGACCGTCGCCCCGGCCTGAACCGTCACCCCTGGGCCGAAGACTGTCCCGAACTCCGTCATCCCAGTGTCTACCCGTTCGCCGCCGAACTCTGCGACGACCGTTTCCCCACTGGCTGCTCGCGTATTCGTCGTCACGTTCTGTTCGATAGTGACGCCCTCGTCGACCACTGAGTATCCAACGTACGATCCGGCACCGATAGTCGCACCGTCCAGGAGCACAGACGATTCGACCACAGCACCCGGTCCGACGGTCACGTCCTCTCCGATCACGCAGGGTCCGACCAGTGTTCCATCGACCGACATCTCACTACCACCAGCACCGGCCCGCTCGAGGTTCGCTTGCAGATAGTCTCTCGGGTTCGTGATCGGCGTCCAGCGAATCGAGACCTCCTCTGTGCCGGGCTCCGTGGCGAGTTCCTCTGTCATCGGATCGATTCCGTAGTCCCACTCGTGAGCTCGGGGTGGGAACTTGTACGCGTAGGCCAGGTGTGCCCCAGAGTGTGTGTATTCGCCGGGCGATGCGCGCAGGTCGTCACCGTTGATCTGGAGCTTCCCGTGGGCCGCCTCGTGCGGGTGAGGGACGTATCCGAGTGCCGCATCGTGCTCGGCGAGTTGGGCAATCGTCTCCCAGTCGTAGAGTGTATCGCCACGGACCCACAGGAAGCCAGTGTCTTCCGCCAGACCGCGTGTCTTCGACGCTGTGTCGCCGTAGTAGTGCGGGATGAAACACAGTTCGACGTCCTCCATGCCGAGCCGATCGACACCGCGCTCAGCGCCGAAGATCGTCCGGATGGAGTCTTCGTCCGTGACAATCGCGATCCGTTCAACACCGATATCGACGAGCCCGCTTACGACGCGCTCGATGATCGTCTCTCCAGCGACTGGGAGGCTGAATCGAGAGCGGCGCGCGTTCAGGGGTGCGAGGCTGGGTGCGTTTCCAGTTGCATCTACAACAGCTTGCATATATTACCAAATACGTTACATTGATAAAAAGCTTACTTGTCTGGTGATTCGACCCTTCTATCTCCCACCTGTCTGGGAAGTCGACAGGCTCAGGGCTTGATGTCGAATCCCCATACGCAACTTACGTCTGTGAGTCCGTCAACGTCGTTCCACTCCTGCTTCGGGTCCAGTACCTCTCCGTCGTGGATGACGAGGGCGTGCCAGGAGACTTCTGGATACGGCGCAGACACGGTCAGGATCACCGTCCGCTCATCGAACGGGCGATTGTCGCGGAACAGCTCATCTCTCCTTCTCACGTCGCGAAATTTCATCTCGTCGAGAATCGGGATCAGATTCACTTCGTCGACCCGATGATACAGAAACGCATACATCTCCGCGTGTGTCGTCGGGACGTGAACGAACCCTTTGACTTCGGTAATCGGTACGCCAGTGACCATGGCCAAACATGCTGGCGCACAATCGTTCCAGTTCTCCTGTTTGACGAGTCTCATTCCTCGGTCTTTTCTCGCGGGCGGAGTGTCGATTCAGCCACCCTCTTTGCAGCTCTCATCGTCCCACGACCGAACAGTGTGATACCACCAGCAGCCGCGAACGTGAGTGCGAGGGCTTTAATAGCGAAGTCCTCAGCCAGCGCCGGGTCGAGCGTCTGGTAGAGCCACACGCTCGTGACAGCGCCGACCAGGAGGACGCTCACCACGTCCTTCGCCCGGGGCATCATATCCTCCCGCGCTCCTGGTTCAGCCCTTCGTCGACGATCGTGTCGAAAATCTCCATCGCTTCCTCTGAGACGAGGGCTTCATCGTACTCCTCGGTCACTCCGACGTCGAGGGCGTGGCCGTTCTCCTTCATCATCGAGCGGTACTTCCTAACAGCCCAGACAGAGCATTCCGCGCGCTTTGCGATAGTCCGGTTGCCCCGGAACGGGGCCTGGGCCATGATCGTCAGCTTTTGCCAGTCTGCGAGTGGTTTGTTGGGGGACATTATTCGTTGGTGGGGAGGTACTGTGCAGGGTCTCGCGGGAGTAACTGCGTGTAGATGAACGCCAGGTTGTATTCTCCCTCGACCACAGGCTCGCTCGCCCAGTCGTCTTCCGGGAGCTCCCCGTTCTGCATCCGCGAGTAGTTGATGAACCAGCGTTCTCGCTGGCCCACGAGCGTATCTACCGACGGGAGCCGTGCCGCCGGCGTCGACGATGCTTCGAACACCGGCCACACACGCGACCGCCCGCCGTATGCGACAGGTGGGTAAAACGGGAAGCCGTCTCGGCCGTACGTTTCACCGTGGAGGCGAGCGGCCATGGGGGTCGTCTGTTCGTCGAGCGGGTCGACCCACACGTGACCCATGACTTCGCCCAGTTCGAGCTGAACGGATACGCGGCCGGCACTCCGTGCTTCGACAATAGCCACCGCCGTCACCCATTCGAAGTAGGTCTCAGGATCGAGCGTTATCGAGGCGACCGTGCGGTCGTCAAACGACGCCGAACCATCGGGACTGACCCACTTGACCGGCGCTTCTCCGGGAGTGATCGTGAACCCATCGTCGAACACGCGAGCAAGCGTCTCATAGACGCTACCCTTCGATTCTTCGAGACTTGAGAATACGGCATTTTCCAGCGCATCGTCGTACCACCGGGTGCGAGACGCAGCTCGCTCTCGGATTTCATCGAGCTCGTCCCCCGGCTCAGGGTCGGGGGTAGTGACCTGGACGCCCAGGTTACGAAGCCACTTTGCTTCCTGGTACGCCCCATCATCGTATGCGTCGCGCATGTGTGTCTCGGTCGCTTCTTCGTGCTCCGAACGGAGTGTGTCTACGTGCTCCATGAGTTGGTCACTCAGTGTCATCAGCATCCCCCTGACTCAGCGCGACGTTCATGTTCGACACAGCGTCATCGAACCCTGTGGCCAGCGCCGATCGGAACGATTCATTCGCGACTGTTTCTTGCGCTTCTGGTGGTAGTGAGGTGGAGGCGGTCTGAGCAACACTTGCATCCTCCTCGTCTTCTTCCTCAGTATCCTGATCCCGTTCGGGGGCATCCTCCTGTTGACGCTCTTGCTGGCGTCGGTTGAACTCGTCCTGAATCTCCATGTTCATGAACTGGTCCTGGAACAGGCGGTCGATCTCGTCGTCGGGGATCGGGTCGAGGCCGAACATCTCTCGGGCCTCGTTACGCGTGATCAGCTTCGACCCGTACGCTTTCGTCGCCGCGTTGACGATGCGCTCGAGGTCTCCGTCTTCCATCTGCGCCCACTCGACTTTGGGGAGCGTGATGTCATCGCGGAGCTTCCATGTCGAGACGTCCTCGGGGTCGGCCATATCCTCGCGCCACTCGGGGTGCTTGAGGAGCAGGTGGATCTTGAACAGCTTCCGGAGTTGTCGACCCATCGTCTCGCGAAGGTGCCGGACGTTGTTCAGCGACGTATCCTTCGCCGGCCGGTTCCCAATGTACGGTCCACCAGCGTCACGCCCGACGCCAGAGACGTTGAACGTCAGTGCGTGCATGATGGAATCGTTCATCAGGTCGAGGAAGTCACCGTGCTCTTTGGCCTTCCCCTCGGGTCCCTGAACGTCGACGCTCACTTCGTCCGGGAGGATCGGCTTCTCGTCGGGACCCAGTCCCTCGAGTGTCTCCTTGAGGTCGGAGGCGTACTTTTTCGCTTTCTTCTCTCGTTTGTCGTCGTTATTGATGTGGCCGAATAGCGTGGCGACGTCGATGTGGTAGATCTCACGGGCGATCAGTGAGTCATCCATCGACACCTTGTTCGTGAGCGTGTTGTGCTTGGCCTGGAGGGCGAACTTTGTCGGCTCGATTCGCGGGGCACCCCACACCCCGTAGGTCTTGCGGTCGAACTTGTCGGTGAACCAGTTGCCACGGCGCTCGACAGCGAGGTGAAGGATCTTCCACGACTCGATCATCTTCATGTCCTTCTTGCCCTCGTTCAGGACGTAGAAGTCGGCATCCTGTACGACTGCGTCCGGGAGGTTATCGGTGTACGTCGTGAGCTCGATCTCCTCGTCGTCCTGCGCCTGCTTTTTCGCTTCAGCAATTGCGTTCTGCACACCCGGCTGTGTGTCCTCGTCGATGATCGTCACCGACCGGAGGGGGAGCGACTGGAGACCAGTCACGCCAACGCCATCCGAATAGATGATCTTCGAGATGTCGTTACCCATCCCGATCATGTGCTTGAACATCGACGGCTGGGACAGGTCGAGGTCCAGGGCCTGGACCAGCTCCATGCAGTCGTTATGTGCGGTCACATCTGCGTCCGTCGGCTCCTCACTGTCTCCTTCTGTAGTGGGGTGGATTAGTTCGAAGCCAGAGGCCAGCTGTGCCTGTGCGCGGATCGTCCCAGCCAGTTCGGGGTCGATCTCTATGAGCCGTTCATACAGGTCGAAGTCAGTCTCGAACTGATCTTTCTCGAGGATCTCGCGGGGCTCAGAGACAACTTCGGCCAGCGATGCCGATCGGGTGACCGTTGCCGTTGTGCCGTCAGCCGACTCGACCTCGGCGGTGATCTCGACTGGATCGTTCGCGTCGTCTGTCGGTGTTTCTGCGTCACTCATTCAGGGCGACTCCAGGTTACTCGCTCTCGTCCGAGCAGCTGCACTCGTGGTCGTGGTCTTCTGCGGATACTTCGGTCCCGCAGCACGGACACTGTCCTTCTTCCCGAATATCTTCAGGACGCTCGTTCACGGCGCCCGTCTCGACTGTTCTTCCCATATCACAAATCTGGTACTACCTACGCTTAAGTGTATTGCTAATGTGGTATTACCAGAAAAATGTTAGGTTGTCAGAGGGGTTCAGTACCCGATCTTCGCCCCGATGCCGTTCATCGTCCCCAGGACTGGGGTTGGCGAGGTCATGTGCTTCTCGTCGATGTTGTAGTCGGCGTCCTGCACCCACATGGAGAGGGCTGCACTGTCCGGGTAGTCGTCGTGCCCGCTATCCGGTCCCTCAACACTCATGCGTGACCCTTTGTACTCTTTCGTCAGCTCCAACCACTGTTCTTCCATCTTCCGCATCGACACCTCCAGGTGTGGGTAGGAGCGGACCTTCTTTGGGATCACGAAGTTGCAGTAGTCCCATTCCTCCTCGACCTTCACCTTCCGCTCGACGTGTTTGTACAGGTCGTGCTTGCTCGATGACGTGAACTTGATGCCCTCGACGTGCTGGTTCAGCTCTCGCTTCAGGATATCTGTCACCGGGTCGCCGACACCAGTCGAGTCCACTCCAAGCACGTCGGCGTGCCATCGGTCCAGTTCCTCCTGAATGATGTCTATCTGGTCCGGGTACTCGAGGCCCTCCAATTCGACCACGTCGAGGAGTACGATCGTCTCCTCCGAGAAGCCATCCCAGTATGGCTCCCACGACCCGAAGTATTTGCCAGTGACCGTCAGAACAGTCGAGTCGTGTTCTTTCGCGAGGTCGACGCCCGCTCTCACTTGCCACTTCGAGTTGATCTCGCTGTCGTACAGCTCCTCTTTCGTCACGACCGGGGTCATGAGCGGCGGCGGGTTCATCCGGCGCCAGTCCTCTATCGTGATGAACATCCCCGACTCCAGAATCCACTCGAGCTCGTACTGTGTGCGGAACTCCTCGGACTCCGGACTCATCTGCTCCAGCTGGCGGGCGATCGATTTCCGGTAGTTCTTCGAGTATTTCGCCGGCGTCCGCCAGTCGTATATCATACAGAACGGCGTGCCCTTCAGCCGCTCCAGCTGCTCTCGGAACCAGCAGTCCTGGAAGTGCGGCGTTCCGATACAACACTTCGTCGCGTTGGTCTCCGCCCCCATCGGCCAGATCTCCGCAAGGAGCATCCGGCGGCTGATCTTCTGCGTCTCGTCGATGAGGATCAGGTCGAATGTCTCCCCCTCAATGTTCCCCGAGCCAGCCGTGATCGCCTGAACCACGGACCCAGAGGAGAGCTTGAACGTGTTTCCCCCATACTTCTCGATCTCGAGCCCAAGTCCGTCGAGAACCTCCTGGTTGTACCGCTCTTTCACGCGGTCCCACATGATCTGCGCCTGTCGCTGCTTCGGACCGAAAATACCGATGCGGATCGGGGCAAACAGGACAGACACCGCGTAGGCCGTCGAGGCCAGTGTCTCCGTTTTTCCACTCTGACGAGCCCATTCGGCGAAGAACGTCTGTCCATCATTCCGAACGACGGACTTGATGATGCGATCGGAGAACTCCTTCTGGTATGGTCGGAGATCGATACCCGACGACGAGATCAGCGTGTCTTTGACTCGGCAACACCAGTTCTCGAACTTGATCTGTGCTTCGACGGGATCGTCGAACGCTTGCTCGAAGTGGGACTGGTAGTCGCGAAGGTCGATCGCACCTTTCCCCTCGACGAGCTCGGACATGCGAGCGCGAGAGGCGGCGCCGGGGACCTGGCCGAACTTGCCGGCCTTCGTGTTCAGGAGGTTCGCTGTGGGCATTTGGGGAGGGCTTCAGGGGGTGTATGTACGTATGGGCGCGTATGTACGTACACACGCTTCTGGTGGTAGTGGCTACTCGTCGGGGAGGTCGTCGAGGCTGATCTCGTCGGGGTCTTTGTCCATCCAGGCGTCCTCGGACTCACCTTCCTCGAACTCCTCGTCAGACTCAGCTTCGTTGCGGATGTCCTCCGGGTCGCGGTAGTCAGCATGCTCGTCGTCAGTATCTTCCTCGAGCTCGATCTGGAGGGACTCGGCGAGCATCTGACTGAACGGGTCGGCCTGAATCTGGTTGACGTCGATATCGATGTCCGACGTGGACTGGAGGACACCAAGCCGTTCGTAGTCTTTCGACAGGGATTCGAGCAGTTTGTCTTTCAGCTCGATCTGTTCATTCACCTGGTCGAGGAGCATCCCACCCATCTGCTCCTCCGTGTCGACTGCTTTCCCCAGTCGCGACTCTTGTAGCTCGACCAGTTCCTGTCGCTTGGCGGCGATATCGACCGTTTCCTTCCGGCGCTCTAACTCCTCCTGCGCCTCCTTGGCGGGCATGAGCTCCTCGGGGAGCAACTCCTTGTTCATGTAGTCGCGGAGTTGTCGGACAGTGAGTTCCTCTCCGTACCGTTCTTCGATCGTCTCTTGCAGCTCCTCGTAGGTCGGGCTATGCGCACGACCCTTGCTCTTGAGGAGCATACGGATCTCGTCCCGGAACGGGGACCTGTCAATGTCCGGGCGGCGTCCACCACTCATCTATGTGATAGTTGGTCTTTAGTATCAGAAAAGTGTTGCGGTGATTTTATATACAAATACCCGTTTCGGGGTTGATGCCGTACAATCTATATCGAATAGTCAGCAGGAGTGAATAGACCGGTAATGGGGAAGATACATGGGTCGTACCCAGTTAGCGACCCACGTCGACGTCGTCCAGGTCGGTTCGCCCCGACATGTACTGCTCCGTGGCGAAGACGATGTCGCCGTCGAAGACGATCCCCTCGACCTCCGCGCCGCACATCGTGACCTCCAGGTGGTGCCAGTCGTCGTCCGACACCTCTATTTCGTCGAAGTCTTGCAGCGCGCTATCCATCTTCCTCCATGATCAACGTTTCGTCGAGCCGCTCGGATAGGAGGAACCGAGCGAGCTCCATCGGTCGGAACTCGCGCGGGTCGTATCCGTACGCCTCGGCGAAGACTCGGGCTACCTCCTTGTCACTCGCGTCGAGCCCATGTGCTTCCATTCGGTCGCCCAGCTTGACGAAGCGGCCAGCGGCCAACCACGCCAAGAAGCGATTCATGGGATCGCTCTGCATCCCCTCCGGGTCACCGTCAGGGTGGTACGTGACGAACCCGTCGTCCGAGTCGTCGACGTCACGGACCGTGATCGTCTGGTCCAGCACCGTGTCGTAGTAGACGACCATCTCGCGCGGCATCGTCACATTATACTCCTGTTCGTGCGCCGGCTCAGCTGTCGGCGGTAGTTCTTCCATCGTTTGAAACCTCACCCAGATGGGTGATTCCCGTGTCCCGAATCGAACGGAATGAGAGACACCAGTCTCACGGGCGTGAGTACGTAAAACTGAGAGCGACGTGAGGCGACACCTCCCCAGGTGGATCGCTCACGTTCCGAAAGGGGGTCGCTCGCAGCTACCCAGTTGAACGGGTCTGTGCTCTGCACTGTTGAGAGGACAGGGCACTTTCCCGTAGCATACACTACGGCGTGCAAGTATTTAGATACAGACCCTACATAGTACGATAATCCCGCCCTAACGGGCCATACGGCCGAGTTTTTGACCAATGGAACCAACACATCGGACTCACGGTGGACACCAGTAAACCGCGTCCCGAGTGTGGGGGTCATATCTCGAAGATCGTCTCGTCAGGCTACGATGCCAGTCCAACGACAGTGACTGTCCCGTGGAACTCCTCGCGCCCAAGCTCCAGTAGTTCGTAGTGCGTGTGCAGCTCGTGTGGGTCTGGGGTGATCAACATCGTGTCTACCACCCCGATGTGGCTATCCATATCCGGTATCATACACTCTGCTCCCCAACTCATTATAACTTTCGGGTTGTCCCACAGATAAGCCCATCAGACAGTTTTAACCCTGATCTACGCCGATCACTCATCCCGATACAGTGGCAAGTATAAGAATATTTAATATCGACCTGTCACCACTACCACCAGCAGCGTCAGTCTCGACACACCCACACCATCGAGCCGACCTTGACCTTATCGCGTCCATCGTCGATACCGAGGACATCGAGGACGTCCTCCCACGTACTCTCGGGGAACGAAAGTACGGTCAACTCCTCCCCATCGTCTGTCGTCGCGATTCTCGTCCACACCTCTGCATCGTCCTGTACACAGTACAGCTCGACGGAGCGTCGCGTCCCATCGTCTACCTCGACCAACCCACCGCGAGTCAACGCACCGAGTTGTCGCGGCGAGAGTCCCGCCCGTTTTCGACTCATGCAGGGATGCTCTGGTCCTCCTCGAACTCGCACCGACGCAACGCCTCCCGCCCAAGAAGCGTGATCTTGTACTTGTATGCCGTTTGCGGGATGTCGTCTCGTGGCGCTCTCTCTACCAACTCACGATCGTGGTACTTCGAGATCTGCGCGCTCACGGTCGTCGCTTTGCTTTCATCACCGAGTCGCTCTGCGACCCCAAGTGGGGTTGCCCACTCGTTCTCGTCCGTGATCTCCTCGAGGTGTTTGAGGATCGCGTGCGCTTGACTCCCGTACGAAACGGAGCAGGTATCGACCACGTTGATGTCGAGCTCGACGGTTTCTTCCTCGTCCTGCACTGGCTCATCTTCGACAGCCGGTTCTGGTGGTACCGAGTGGTCGGGTTCGTAGGTGACTGCGATCTGTGCTGTCTGGATACGGTCCTCAGTCACGTCCAGCGCATCAAGCGCCGCAGCGACCGCGTCGAGCGGGTGGCCATCGTTCACCGTCAGCTCCAGTGTGTTCACGTCTTCCGTTGTGGTATCTTGTCGCATGGTCTATCGTTGGGGTGGTGTCAGTCAGACTTCAGTTCAAACGAGGTGATCTGGCTTTTCGGAAGCCATATGTCTCCGAGCGTATCACGGAGGTGGAGCCCGGACTCCGTCCCCTGACCGCCAGGTGTCGCGTATCGACCAACGAGGACCGCGTTCTCCGTCTGGTGTTCGGCCTCGATCGCGATGCAGTCCTGCTGGAGCACAGCTGTCCCGAGCCCCTTCTCCTCGATGAGCCAGTTGTCCCCATCCTCGTTTCGCAACTGGACCAGCATATCAGCCCCATTCGAGGCGAGGATGCGTTCGCATAGTACCCACACATCAGCAGCGTAGCCGTCGCGCACCAGACTTTCCGCCTTCGTCACTAACTTCGGTTCGTTGCCGTACGGCGTAACGATTACCTCCATCGTTGCGCCACCTCCTGGGTTATCTGCGTCATGGTTCCGTTCCACGCTACTTCTTGGGCGCCAGCGTGTGGGCGCACACGGCCCTGGTCGGAATCGAACCGACTCGCCGTACCAATAGGGCTCACCGCTCGGACAGGCTATATCGGTGTCCCGGGGGTGGGGGTCACGTCAGTGGGTCCAGGTCGACAACCATCATCTCCCGATCGTCGTCGTACCAGGCGTCGAGCTCGAGAGATTCGTCCGGTCGGGAACATCCGAAATCGCGGAGCAACTTGCGTACCTGGAGGAGCTTGCCGTTGTACGTCCCCTGCGTATGGAGCGCATAGACGTGTGGGAGACCCGAGTTTGACTTCGTCGACGGAGCGATGGCCACCTGTGGAATCTCACTGTGCGTCCAGATCCCGACGTACTCTGCATTATCCAGCCACTCCTCGACAGCCACGTCGTTGAAGGCGATCTTACCGGACGACCAGATTTTAACACATGGGTGACTGATCGTTTTCCGACCACGGCTCGACCCCTGGTACTTTTCGAAACTCATACCTGACATTTCACTTCAGGGAAGTATGACCCTTTCCCTCATTGAGGTGCGCTCGTGTCTGTGGGGGGACATCAGGGCACTCGAACACCAGGTGACCCTCGTACGTGAACAGGAGTGCGCTGTCGTACTTCCCGAAGGCTGTCCCCGTCTGCTTGAGGTTGATCTCACAGTGGGGGCACACGCCGGTCTCCTCGACTGACATCAGATGTTTTCCAACAGGTCGGCCAACTCCTCCAGATGCTTCACCTGCTCCGGGTCGGACGCAAAGTACGGGCGCATGTTGACGGTCTTCAGCAACCAGGTCCGCCACCCCTGGTCGTAGTAAGTGACTTCGACCTCGACCATATCCGACCGCTCGTGGTTAGCGAGCTTCATGCCGTAGTACAGGGCGTTCGCCATACGGTCAGAGCACTTGTGGCTCGACTCGCGGTAGACGAAGTACGCATCCATCGCCATCTCGAACGGTATCTCGAGCTCGATCTCCCACCAGCTCGAAAACGACGAGGAGGCTTTCGACACCTGTCCCTGGACGGTGCTACTCATCGTCCACTACCGCCTTCACGTCGTCGATGGCCACCCGGTCCACCTTCGTCGGTTTGCTCACGTCTACGCCGTCCATCTCCGTCCGGTAGACCGTGAGACGTAGCTCACCATCCTCGTCGAGACTACCACCAGCAGCGAGGCCCTGACAGTCGGTGCCATCTGCGTGGTAGTTTACCGTCTCAGAGAACTCGAACGTGTACGCCGACGTCTCCAGCTCGGTCATCTCGGCAAACGCGAGGACCAGGTCGCCGACAGGGGCGTCAGGGAGGTTCGCCTCGACAGCGTCGACACCCATCTCACGTAGCTCGTCCTCGTCGAGATCGACATCGCCCTCGGCCTCGACCTGATACCAGACTGTCATCCCCCCAACGTCGCGCTTGAGCTCCAGTGCGTACGTCGCGACGTGTTCACTCATCGTTTCCCTCGATGTCGTTCAGAACCTCCTCGATAGCCTGGATGCCGTAGAGCACACCATCCGCCTCGGCCCGGATCTCACCGGGTGCGTGCATCGGGTCGTCGGTCACGTCGGCCTCACGAGCAGCGTCCTTGAGCTTACCATGTCGGTCGATCAACTCGCTGTACTTTTCTCGCAGCTGTAAGTGGACATCGTCGGGCACGTCGGCGAGCAGTGTCTCAACGACACCCGCCATCGAGAGGTACACCGGGCGCCGCGGGCCACCGACGTTCTGGACCACGCCAACATCGAGGCCCACAGTCTCGAGCACACGGTCGACAGCTGCACCGAAGTCCTCGAATGTGGTCACCTCGTCGCCGTCTTTGAACACGACGAACTCGACCTCCTCGTCTCCCAGGAGCTCGGCCAACGTGATCGGTTCCTCCTGCTCACTCATCGTCGCCCTCCGTCGGCCGGTCCAGGAACCAGACGTCTATCGCGTCTCGGTCAGCCGCGTTCGTCAGCTCGTAGAGCTTTGCTTTCACCTGGTCCTTGTCGACAACATCGACCGATGCAGCCACCTCGCCGTCGACGCGGATGTCTGCGTACGTTTCTCCGTCCGTTTCTACCGTGATTGTTTCGTCGTCACTCATCATCGAATACCGTTGTTAGGTCATCCCACGCATCGCGCAGGAACAGCTCCGCGTCCGGAAGGTCGTGCATGATGGTCTCCTCAGCTTCCCGCATGTCGTGTCGGTCGGGGATGTCGAGATCATCGAGATCGTCGACGAGCTCCTGGAGCCCTTCGACCGCAGCGTTCCACTGTCTGACAGCCTCTTTCATCCGATTCGCGTTTCGGGGCATCGCTCCTGGTGGTACGTATCCGTCGTCGCCCGTCACGGGTCCTCCCACTGAACAGCGATGTCCTCTATCTCCCTGAGCACGTCCTCCACACCGTCTATGTCACCAGCGGCCAGTGCCGACAACCCAGCGTCTGCAAGGCCGCGGACGACGTCCATGTCCTTCATCGCGTCCTCGCCGAGACTGGTCACCTCGTAGACGTAGGTGTTCTCGCCAACCGTCGTGTACGTGCAACCGTACTCAGCCAGTAGTGCGTCGAACGTGAGCGTCGTCTCTGTGAGATACGGATCTTCGTGTGCGATCTCGATGGCCGGCTTCTCGTTCGGGAGTTGAGAAACCGACTTGTACGGGAGGACGCCGTCGCGCCCCGACCCATGCCGGACACTGACCAGCCCGAGACGTGGGTCGTCGAACAGTTCTCCGAGTCGTTTCGGCAAGTCTTCCGCTCCACTTGCTAATGTCATCTTTAATCGTGAAGTTTTGGGGTGTCCCCATCAGAGCCTTTGACTACAGTGATGCGGAGTCGCTCGACCTTGTCCGAGTGGACGTACTCCTCGGCCATCTCGACCTCTGGCATCCGACCAAGACGCTCCAGGTACTGGAATCGCAGCAGGTCGTTCTGCGTCTTCGCGAGATCGGCGACAAACGCGTTCTGCTGACGAAGCAGTTCGTTCTGACTCTGGAGCAGTTGGAGCATCCGCGGATCACTCGACATCAGGGCACCACCTGTGCGTTCAAGACGCGGTCGAGCATGTCTTCCCACGACTGGGCTAATTCAGGACGGTTGACATAACCTATTCCGGAGGCATGGGCTTCGACCAACTTGCGCGCTCGATGGTACGTCTGGTTGCCATCGAGTCGAATCCGCCCACGATCATCGATGTCCAGTTCCTCGTACAAACTCCGGGCCGCTCGGGCAACCCAGTTCGAGTACGGGTCGGTACTCTGTTCGGCAACGTGCCACAGGTCACCGGCCTGCTGTCGAGAGACGTCGTTCACGAAGTACGTGTTACTCATCACTCCTCCGGTGCTTCTCGTCGAAGTTGTAGGTCTCGCGGTAGACAGTCAGGTTCGTCTGGACTGCGTGACACTCGGGACAAATGCATCGGTGCGTCGATCGCGAGTGGGTCTCGTCGACGTCTTTGGCTTCGACCGTCGTTCGGGCCATCGGGACGTGACAGTCAGGGCACTCGACGTAGAATCGAACCCAACCATCCTCGTGGCGGTTCGTGTTACGCGAGTCGACCGACTCATCATCTTGCAACTCCTCGATACGTTCCACCATCTCAGGCGTGAACTGGTCAGCTTCACTCACCAGAATCACCGTCCCTGGTGGTAGTGAGTGCGGTGCTACTCGGGTACGTGACCGGGTCTCCAGGCCGGTCGTGCGTTCGCTTCATGCAATGCGTCACTCCGTTCCACGGGAGGGACATTCTAAGATAGTCAGTAAGCGGATATATAATTTTCGTTATGATTCGAAATATGGGTACATACAGGTCAATCGATATGGTTCATGTCACCGAAACTCACTACCACCAGAGGCGAGTGCCTGAAAATCGGTGTGCCCGACAAATGGGGACGTGGACGGGCGACATCGTTGAAGACAGGGTTATGGGGAGCTATTCGGGAGGGGTTATGATAGATTATTGTCGATACGCACCTCTCACAGCGGTGTGCCCTGAAAAGTAGGTCGAAACGAGGATATATCTAAAATTTGACTTTAGTGGGGCGCCGTTCAGGGGGCCCGCCGTACGACGCGACCGACTGCACGGGTCAGAGCGTCACCGTACGACACGGCGTCAGCTCGAGCGCCCACGGGAACGACACCCACCGTTCGGCTGGACGACGCGGCGCGGGGCACGGCGGAAAATCGGCACGCGACATCAGCGCCCACAAAAAAGCCCGCTCGCCCGCCCTACTCCTGCGCGTGCGGGTCCGACTCGGCGAACTCGTCGACTGCGTCGCACAGCCCCTCGGCCCACTGCTTCGTCATTCGCCCGCTCAGCATCTCGTCGTGCTGCGAGATCGTCTCGAGCTCGTTGACGATGGCCGTCACGTCCCGCACGAGGCGACGTTCTCGCTCACTGATCGCGTTCTCGACACCGTTCTCGCACGCTTCGCTGCTCCGTCGGGATGGAATTTTTGATTCCATATTACATACTTGTACTTTGACAGGTATATAGTTTCTGGTCACATTCCGCGCGTAGGAGCCCTGAGGCGTTCGTTTTGGATTCCGCGCGTGAAAACCGTCGTGATGTGGGCCCGTTTTTTGTCGGCTGAGCCGGTCGCTGCTGGTGGTAGTGCAGCCGGTCGGGCGAATCGGGGTTCGGGGTCGGCGTCTGTACATACACACACGTCGGTACGTACCCACACGCGTTGCCGGGTTGCGGCGCCTTGGCGCGCGTAGGCCGAGGCGGGAGCCGGGGCCCTATCGGCCGAGCTCAGCCATCTCGATCTCGTTGCCGTCGGGGTCGTACAGCGTCGCCCGGGACATCACCGTCACGAGCTCGTTCGGCCAGCGGACGCGGTCGCCCAGCTCGTGGCGCTCGCCAGCTTCGACGCAGACCGTCTCGAGATCGGGCCCATCGACGCGGACCACGTCGTACACGTCTTTCACGTACGGCTTGCTGCTCTCGACCTCGATCACGCCCAGCAACTCATCGCTCATCCGCGATCACCTCCAGCGCCCAGGCGACTTCTTCGGACGTCGCCGACACCTCGCCGTACGCGATCTCCTTCGCCCGCTCGACGACGTCCGGCGGTCGTGCGCCCATCGGCGCGGGTCCCGGGAACTCGTCGTCGCTCATCACGACCACCGCCCCGTCGCCGCGAACAGGCGGTTGCGCTCGGCTCGCAGCTCGGCTTTCTCCTCCAGCAGCCAGCGGCACGTCCCTGCGTCGACGTCGCCCCGGCTCATCGCCCGCAGCTCTCGCTCGATCTCGGCGAGTCTCTGCTCGAGGTTCGCCGGCGTCGCTCTCCGTCGGGTTGGGATTTTTTGTCCCATATCTTATACTTGGACACTTACAGGTATATAGTTTTCCCACACCATTCCGCGCGTAGACGGCCTGAGACGCCCGAATCCGCGAAAACAGGACGGAACGGTCCACAGAACAGGCCCGTTTGCTGTCGGCTGACGGCGGGGCACGGCGCAAAAGCGGGCCCGGCTACAACTCCAGCGGGCCCAGGTCTTCGACCGACTCGAAGCACCAGTCGAACCACACCGTCGACGCACAATCCCAGCCGTTCAGATTCGCCTCCCACGACAGGCGCGTGTCGATCTGGCCCTCATGCGTCAGGCGGACGCCGTCGTACTCGTCGACGATCGCCTCGTAGTCGACCGCGCTCGAGAGCACCTCGGCCGGTCCGCTGTCGCCGAACGCGTACAGCTCCTTCGCGGCATCGAGGCTGTCGACCACGAACAGGTCGACGTCGTCACGCGGTTCGAGGGCGTACAGGCGAGCGTTCTCGCCATACGGGACGTACTGCTCGGCGTTCATCCACTCTGTCCAGGCGGTCGCGAGGCCGTCGCTGTCATCGAGCAGCGGTGCTGTCCACAGCCCACCGACCGGCTTCACGTTCCAGTTCTCGATCGGGTCGACCGCGTCGGGGCTGGGTTCGTCCTCGCTGACGTACACGGGCGTCGGCCAGTCCATCGGCTCGAATCGAATCTCGTAGTCGCGATACATGGCGGTTGCGCTACTCGACGACCTCCTCGGGGTCGACCCGCAGGGCGTAGCCGTAGCGGTCGCGCACTTTCAGGCGACCCGTGTGCGTCTCGTGCATGACGGTGCACGGGTTACGGCGGTCGCCGAGACGCGGGACCCGGACGACGCGGCTCACGAGGCCGTCTCCAGCGTCATGCGCAGGCGCCGGCCCTGCTGCGAACTCCCGCCGTCTTCGCGGTCGACGATTTCGAGCTCGAGCTGCTTCGCGACGCGCTCGAACTTCTCCAGCTTGCGGTCTTGCACGTGCACCACGATCTGGTCGCCTCGCTCGGTCGGGCACGTGAACGGGAGCGCGCTGACGATGCCGCGGCGTTTCTGTGCCAGTTCTGCTCGGGTGGGACTTTTCTTTCCCATATCTTATGCTTCTCAGGGTACAAGTATATAGATATGTTTGGCGGCTGATACTGCTGGTTTGACGCGACGTGGCGCGGAGTGGAAACAGGGGTCATGACATGCGTACGACATCACGGCAAGCGACAGCCTGAGACGCTCACAGAACGCCGGGAGACAGTGTCCGCACAGGCGTCAAAACGCCGTGAGCAGGCCCTACAGGGTAGGAGTCACAGCGTCAGAAACACGCCGACGTGAGACGCCCTTGGACCCTCCGGAGACAGTCAGATGCGGGCGCACAGTCGGCTCAATCCGCTGGACAGCGTCGTTGGACCGGAAGCAGGGGTCGGCGGGGCACGGCGCAAAACCGACACTGGCCACAATCGCGAGGCGGGGCTACCAGCCGGGCTCGCGGCGGGGCATCGCGTCCCGGCCATCGCCCTGGACCCAGCCCGTCTCGCCCCATCCCTCGAGCTCGACCGGCTCACTCTCCCACGACCGGACGTCGCCGACAATCTCCTCGACCGCGGCCTCGCGGGTCGCATCGGACGCGTCTTCGTCGACCCACACCGACACCGTCTTTCGGTCGCTCCCGATCACCACGGTCGCGTCGATCCGTCGCTGCATCAGCAGCCCACCTCGTACTCCCAGTACGAGCTACATCTCGGCTCTGGGCACTGTCGCGCCACCATCCGTCGCCCGCCCTCGACCCACTCATCGCTCAGTCCCTCTGCACCGCAGTCCGGACAGAACGGCCCGCTGTGGCCCAGCATCAGCTCATCCCCAGCCCGAGCCCGCGGTCTCGCGCGACCTCCTCGGCGGCTTCCAACTCGCTGTCCACTCCCACCAGCGGCGCGGGCTCGCTCCGCAGCTCGATCACGCGCTGTCGCAACTCGTCGTCGCTCAGCTCGTTCGCCTTCTGGTACTCGCTCAGCTCTCCGTTCGGGTGGTCGTTTCTGACCATACTTCTACCTACCACTCGTGCAAGTATAAGTGTCAGCGTACCGGTAATAGCAGCGACGAGCGGCGGGGCACGGCGCAAAAGCGGACCGCAGCGGTGCGCCTCGACTACAGCAGCCCGTGGCTCTCCCACTCCGCGTGCAGCTCCTCATCGCGTTCGCGCACGGTCAGGGGCAACACATCGGTTCGATCGATGCGGTCCTCGAGCTCGGCAAGACCCATCACGATACACTCGCCCGGCGCCACAAACTCGATACGCGTGACGAACGCCTCGCGGTTCGGGGCGACCACGCCGTCTCGCTCCTCGACTGGGTACCCAACAGCGATCTCGTCGACCACGAACTCTCCAACGTCGCCCAGCAGGTAGTGCTCGCCGCGTCGCACGGCATTCGCCAGCTCGATGGGCGGCTCACTGTACTCCGCTCGGTGGGAACTTTTCGGTTCCATACTTCTTACTTCTCATGATACTGATATATAGGCACGTGTTCCGGCTGTAACTGCTGGTTGGGCGGTGGCGCGGCGCGAAACCGACACGCGACGACATCGCCCGGCGGCGACGTCGCCCACGCTCGCGCTACGGCCCGACTTCGCGCCCGTCTTCGTCGACCCACACTTCACGTCGCACTTCCCACTCGCGCCCGTCGACTTCGACTTCGCCCATCACATCGCCCGACATCCCTTCACGGCCCGGCAACGTCACGCTCACATCGACTTCGCGCTCGCGCCCGTCGCCCAACTCGACGTCGCACAACGCGCTCGCCCACGTCGTCGCGCCCGCACCCGGCCCTTCACACTGCTTCATCTTCACGACGGCCCGCACTTCGTCGTCGCACATCGCGACCCGCACGACGTCGACCCATCGCTCGTCTGCGACCCGCTTCACGGCCCGCTCGACATCGCTCATCGCGGCGACGGCTTCGTCTTCACTCACGTCTTCGCGTCGCCCGACCCACGTCGCACACTCATCGACGACAACGACGTCGTCGCTCGCTTCATCGCTCGCTTCATCGCCCGTTGGGTGGGATTTTGGTCCCATATCTTCATCTTCGACGCATGAGGTATTAAATATCAGTGATGCGGTAGTAACAGCCCTTAGACCGATTCACCGGGTTGCCGCGGCGCGTCGCGCGAGGTTAGAACGCGGTAGCCGCGGCCAGCACGAGCCAGACGCCGAACAGCACCACGAGCAGGGCAACGAGCAGTACCACCAGCATCAGGCGTCACCTCGCACGATCGCCTCGACGTGCGTCGCTGTCGTCTGGCGCACCGTCTCGACGTCGTCACGTCCCCGGAGCGCCTCGAGCAGACGTCCCATCGACACCGTCGGGTGCCGCTCGACGGTCACCAGCGCGCGACCCCCGTCACTGTCTTCGACCCAGACCGCCCCGACCGCCGACTCCTCGAACAACCGCCGCTGCACGGAACTCACCGCACGACCCTCGCTCGGGCCCGCGCGACAGCCAACACCGCCGGGAACGCGACGATCCGCGTCACGACGCTCGCCGCCAGCAGCGCCGTCCGCAGCCGCCGCATCTCACAGCCCTCCCGACCCGCACGAGTCGCAGAACACGGGTCGTCCGCGCTCGTCCGCCCACCGCACGCTGTCCTCGTCGATCGAGAACGATCGCCCGCACTCGTCACAGCCCGTCGTCACCAGGTGCGCCTCGCCCGTCCACTCGATCACGTCGGGGCGCATCTCTATCGCTCCTCGCGCCACTCGGCGTACTCGCGCTCGAACTCGGCGGCGGCGCTTCGCAGCACGGCGGCGTCGAGCTCGTGCACGGGCTGCGTTTTCGGCCCGGCCCGCTCCGCTTCGAGCTCGGCTTCCCGCGCCTTCTCGTTGAGCGCCCGCGCGATGACGTCGCTCTCCGCTCGGTGACCGACTGCGATTTCGACACTCTCGCCACTCTCCGTCCGGGATGGAATTTTTGATTCCATACTTCTTCTTGAACTTGATTTGATATAAAGGTTCTGGTCTAAATCCTCGTGTAGAGGGCTTGAGACAGCGTTTTATAGATTTCAGTGTCGGATTGCTTGCAGAAAGGGCCCGTTTGCTGACGGGGACGCCACCGGGTTGCCGCGCCTTGGCACGCGGAGATGAAACAGGGGTCGGACGCGGATAGCACAGGCCGCGAACGCAGGCGTGACGAGCGTAACAGTGGGGGGACACGTACGCAAGCAGGGCGCGACGATCGCACGAGACAGTCGCGGGCGGAGCGGAAACGAGGGTCACGTGGGCGACGGGGCACGGCGGAAAACCGGTGCGCAGGCCAGCCGCTGCTGGTGGTAGTGCGCTGGTCGGCGTTAGAAGCCGAGTCTCGGGTCGTCCTCGCTGGGCACGCCGTCACGCTCGTCGCGCAGGATTTCCGTGCAGAGGAGGGACAGGCCCTTCACGTCGTCCAGCTGGTTCCAGTACTGCTGCTGGATCTCGCGGCTCGCGCTTTCGTCCTTGGCCAGCTGGGCCTGGATGGGGCCGTACCGGGCCGAGGCGGCGGCGTCAGCCACTTGCGAGAGGGCCCGGAGGATGGCCGGGTCCGCCTCCTGGAGGGTCCGCACGAGGTACGGGGTCACGAGCTCGCTCTCCTCGAGTCGGGCCTTGCCGTGGCCCGTCAGTCCGCGGTGGTCGAGGGCCGGGAGGATCTCGTCGCTCTGTTCCGCTTCGGATGGGTTTTTGGTTCCCATATCTTATCCTAAGAGTGGTGCAGGTATATAGATATGTAAGACGGCTGTTACTGCTGGATGGACGTCGACGTCGCATGGCGCGTGCCGGATTCGCGTGACGCGGCACGCGGAAGGGAAACAGGGGTTCTCGTATCATCAGGGGGCATTTCCTGAGATGCCCACGAACCTCGCGGAGACACCGTCCACACGACGCTCGGAATGCCGTGAGCCAACTCGAAGGGGTAGGAGCCATGCCTCACAAAACTCGCCGACGTGTAGCGCCCATGAACCTCGCTGAGGCGGGTTGTATTCAGGGCTCGATCTCTGCAAATAATAATTTCCTCTACTATTCCGCGTTGGACCAGACGGAGTGGAAACAGGGGTCGTCGGGCGGCGGGGCGGCGCGCGAAACCGGGCGTCAGCCCCGTCTACCGCTTGACCCTGAGGCTGAACTCGTGGACTTCGTCTTCGCCGTAGTGATTCTCCTCGATCTCGACCTCGGCGAATCGGCCTCGGTGTCGACCCTCACCGGCATGGGTCGGCTTACCCTCGAGGTAGGTGTATCGCCAGAGCTCGAAGCCGAGGAACTCGACGTCGGTCACCGTCTCCACTTGCGTGTCGAGTCGGTCGCCGGCGACCCAGATTTTCGGCGTCTCGGGGCTGATCGTCCGCGAGATCCGAATGTCGACGTCGACGTCCTCGTACGTCAGGACTCGGTAGCCGTCTTCTTCGACGACGTCGGTTGGCTCTGCGCTCTGCACCGTTCGCGGTGGGAAGTTTTTGGCTTCCATACTATACCTTGGGCTGGTAGGGTATTAAAGACACGTAAAGCGGCTGATATGTGTCGACTTGTGACGGACGTCGCAGGGTGCCGGTTTGCCGCGCTCGGGCACGTGAGGGTTCGAGATGGGCGTACGTACATATGGGCGCGTATGTACGTACACACGCGTCGGCGAGGGGGCCGCGGCGGCCCCGCTACTCGTCGTCCTCGTCGCTCGGCCAGCGGCTCTTGTCTCTCGCTCTCTGCAACTTCCGGATCTGGACGTGGGTCGCGTAGCTCATGGTTCCGTCGGGTGGGGCTTTTCTCCCCATCTTATCTTGGTCGGGAGCGAATATGAATATATGTATGACAGCTGATATTGTCGACTTCCGCTGAACGTCGCATGGTCGACGGGGCACGGCGTAAAACCGACAGTCGGCGCCGCTCTACTGGAACTGACGCCCCCGCTCACCCGCGGCGATCTGCGCCGCAACTTCCTCGCGCTCGGCGTCGGTTCGCACGAACTGCGACGCCACGTGGTCTTTGCCGATCAGCTCACCCTCTGCGTTCTCGACGTAGATCTCGGTCGTCTGCGCGTCTTCACCGTCGACTGTCCAGCTGTACCCGTCCGGGAGGCATTTTCGTGCCATACTTAACCTTCGTCTGGGGCAAGTATATAGATATGTTAATCGGCTGATATTGTCGTCGGGTACGGATCGTGGCATGGACACCGGGTTTCAGTGACGCGGCGCGCGGAGGTGACGGAGTGGACGGAGGGGAAACGACAGACGGCGGTCGACGGGGCGCGGCGGGAAAGCGGCACGCGACAGGGCCCTACGACGCCATCGCCCGCACGACAGCCCAGAACACGGCGAGCCCTATCAGCACCACCAGCAGCGCGACGACGGCGACGATCACGCTGACTCGAGCTCGGCGACGGCGCTTGCAGTCCCGTGCGTCACTCTCACTTCCCGCACGTTGCGCAGGCGCTCGTCGTCGCGCTCGATCAGCTCGAATCGCTCGCCGTCGACGAACACGTCGTGCACTCGCACTTCGGGCGCGTACCACAGCGGTCGCCCTGACTCACTCGCATGCTCGGCCGGCTCGCCGACACACAGCACGTACACACCGTCGTCCCACGCGATCAGCACGTCCTCGGGGTCGCGCCAGCACTCGACGACTTCGGGGGCGGTCCAGTAGTACCCTGGCACTTCACACTGCTCCGGTCGGGGGTGGGATTTTTGTCCCATACTTCTTCCTACTCAGGGTAGGGTATTTAATATATGTAAGACGGCTGATACTGCGGGGATTCCGCGGGCGTCGCATGGTGCCGGTTTGCCGCGCTCGGGCCCGCGAGGGCGAGCCGTCGGCGCCGCCACTCTCCGCTGCGCGTGGACGAAGGCTTGACATGGGGGCGCGTCCCGTGGGAGGACGTGCCTCAGATTTCTCCGTGAATTGGCAAGTCCTCGAGGGTGCGGATGACCAGCTCTCCATCCTCGATCCACACGCCCTCGATGTGTGAGAGCGTAGCATGGGAGCCCTGCGTTTCAATTTTGACGCTCTGTACCTCGTTCCGCCCGAGTTGGGATTTTTGTCCCATATCTTAACCTAAGAGTGGAGGGATATTAAGTGTTTCTTTATCAACATGAGTCATAGATTAGGGGTTGGCAATCACCGGGTTGCCGCGCTGGGGCGCCGAATCGGCAATAGCTGCTTACGTAACTCGATTGATATGCGAAGGGTGCGTATCTCTACTGGGGGAGAGGGCTCTCGCGTGCTCTCACAAGGGATACGCTGTACACGAGAACGAGGGCCCGGGATACGCACCTGGGATAACGCGCGCGGGATACGCGACCCGTGAAACGCGCGCGACACGTGGGATACGCACCAGACGTAACCCACTACGCGTCCACTGGGCCGGGGTCGCCCTGTTCGTAGTCACCGACCCAGGGCATCCGCCAGCGCCGATGCGTCTGCATGTTCGCGTGCGTCAGGTGATCGAGCGGCACCAGGTTCCGCGGCAAGTTATGCAACTTCATTCCATCCTGGTGATGCACTTCCATGTCGCAGACGGCGTCGAACCCCCACTCGAGGACACACATCAGCCGGTGCATGCGGACGGCTTTGCGTTCGATCTTCACGAGCTCGCCACGGTCGTCGCGGACGGGAACGAACGCCTCGACGATCTCGTAGCCCTCGTCGTCTTCGAGGACGTGGTTCGGGGGCTCGGTGTCTTCCCAGCTCGGCCGTCGACCCTGTCGCTTGACGCGGATCTCGTCGTGCTCGTGCAGCCACGTTCGGATCGTCCGTTCGGAACAGCCCCAGGCGTCAGCGACGCCTTCAGCCGAGCCGTACTCGGCGTAGGCCCGCGCCAGCGTCACGGGGTTCTCCCACGGCTTGCGATCGTCACTCATCTATTCGGCGATACTACCGCAAAACTGATAACTCATTCGACGGGGCGGTGCGCAAAAGCGGAGCGCGGTCAGGCCGCGGTGTAGCTCAGCCGCCCACACTCGGGGCAATCGTTGGGCATCGTCTCATCGGTCTCGAACGTGCCCTCACAGGCGACGCACGTCAGCTCCACAGCGAACTCACCATCAGCCTCACCCACGGGGACGCCCATCAGTCCACCGTCCCGACACCTGGTTCGATCGTGATCTCGAACGAGCCTGCTTCTTCACTCAGGATCTCGAAATCATCGAGCGGGATGTCGAACTCGTTGAACAGCATCTCGTTCATCCGCTCGGCGATACGTTCGTCTCTGTCACTTGCGTTGGCCGGAATCTCGTAGGTCATTCAGAACTCCTCCTCCATCGGGGTCCCGCGGTACTTCTCGCGCATCTCAGCCCGCCAGTCGCCCTCGACGCGCTTGACGAGTTTCGGCGTCACTTTGTCGGCGTTGGTCACGACCCGCTCCTCGTAACCCGGGCCGAAGATCGCGGCCTTCTCGGCATCGCGCAGCTCGATCTTCCCACTCGGGAGCAGGTGACTGTCGCCGGGCTCCATCTCGTCGACGCGGGCGTGGAACTTCGCGATCTCCCGGTCGCGGTGGAACGTCTGGGCGATGTGGCCCAGCGCGTTCAACAGCTCCTCGCCATCCTCGTACGCACCGAACTGACCGGCGTACTCTCCCTCCGGGTCCATCACTTCGAACACACCGGGAACACTCTCGTCACCGAGCACGTCGATGTCGTCGAAGCGCAGCGTCCATTCGAAGTCGGTGTCGTCGAGCGGGTCCGGCGTCAGCACGCTGGGCTCCTCGATCGTCCAAGTCTCGCCGTCCTCGACGTGTCCCTCACGGATGTCCCAGGCCGCGATCTCCAGCTGTTCGCGCATCCGCTCGCGCTGGTACTCGGGGTCGAACTCGGTCGCGCCCTCGAACATCGCATCGAGCTCGTAGTCCTCGTCGAACTCGAAGCTCATGCGACGATCCCCCGTGCAATCTCCTCGCGAGGAGTGTCGTCAGTCTTCTCGACGATCTCCTTCGGGAACGCCATCCCGCAGGCGGTGCAGTCCACCTTCACCTCGTCGACACGTTCAGTCTCGTCTTTCGTCCACCAGATCAGTTCGTCCTCGCCACAGTCTGGGCACGACTCGTCGAGGCCCCATGCCATCGGCATCAGTCGCGCACCTCCACGGAGCCGTCGTCGATCCCGCTACTCAGGCCGTCTTTCGAGAACGCGCCCCGGTCCGTCCGCACGAGGCACTGCTTCCCGGGCTCTCCCACCGACATGACCTCGTGGACGAGGCCAGCGACCACGATCTCGTCGCCGATTGACAGTTCGTCAGCCGAGAACTTGCTCGGCTCCCGGTGCATGCGCTCACTCATCGTCCTCGTCCTCCTCGCGGCTCTCCGAGATCTGGCTCAGTGCGTCGCCCAGGTCGAAGTCGGCGGTCGACTCGTTGCCGCGGTACCGCTGCTTGTTCACGCTATCTCCGCTCGAGTGGCTTTTTCGTGCCATACTTTACCTTAGGCTGGAGCTGATATAATAATATCTTTGTCAGATAATATTGCTGATAGAACAGGATCGTAGCATGATCACACCGGGTTTGCGCGCTCGGGCGCGGATACGCGATGTCAGAGAACAAGAGCTCTCGCTCGAGGCGGTACCAAAGGGCGCCCGGGGACAAATGCCCCGGGCAACGGGTTTGCACGAGCCTCTGATCTCGACTGACGTGGTTGCCCTTGCCGAGACAGCCCGACGCGTGCTATCCCACCCGAACGGAACGGCATCACTAACGGATGCCGCGTGAGCATAGGCCCCGCGAACCTATCAACGTATCGTCTGAGGGCTCGGGGGCCAGGCATCGTCACGGAATCGAACCGCTCACTACCACCAGGAACGATGCAAACCGCAGCAGGGTCGAGACTACTCGAGATCCGACTCGAACTCGCTTCGTGCCCGGAAGACGTCGTCCTGCAACGGGTCGGCGCTACTGATCTCGACACCACGCTCCTCCGCGACGCCGTACATGACTTGCAGCACAGTCGCCACGGTGAACGGGTCTATCCCTTCGCCTTCCAGGCGCTCGATGCGTTGGCGCGCGAGGGCCATCGGCGAGCACGACTCATCGATCCCGGCGTTCGGGCCGCCAGTCTGTTCAATCAGGATGTCCAACTCGCGTCGGGCAACTTCAGCCGCCTCCAGCGAGACGATCGCGACGTTCTCTGTCTCCATCGCTACCACATCCGCTGTCGCTTCGCGTTCTTCACGCCCCGGGCCGGCGTCGTCACGGTCCCGCAGATCGTGCACTGGCCCTTGCTGTGGACGGTCGCGAACTCGTCGCCATCGAGCGGTTCGAGCTCGCACACGTGTGCGTCGATCGGGCCCGTGTGGGGTTCGCCAGACATCGGCTACCCCCAGACCTCGGCCTCGACGTCGCTGAACTCGGTCGGGTCCTCGACCGACTCGAGGAACTCGTCGACCGCGTCACTCGCATCGACTGCGTCGACAGGTGCCTGAAACTCGTTGCCACTGTGCGTACCGTAGACTCTGTATCGCATCTTTCTCTATCTCCGTTCGGGTGGGCCAGTTTTCCTGGCCTACTTCTACCTAAGGGTGGAGTGAATATTAATATATGTATATCTGAGGTGTTTGCCCGTAATCACACAACGTAGCAAGGTCAGACTGAATCGGGAAGTCGACAGGTTGGCGCAGGCGGTGCGGAAAAGCGGAACGTTACGGGCGCGGGGTCGACGCTGCTGGTGGTAGGGCGCGGTTGGTCGCATGTTCGATGACTTCCACGCAGGTCTGGACAGTTTCGGTCGCCGAATCCAGGTCAGCGAACTCGTCGTCATCGAGCCACGTCTCGACCGATCCGTCGGCCTCCCACAACTGTACCGTGTGTCCCGGGTCGGCCGACCACATGACGTACGCCCCGGATACGTGACGGTAGATTGCTGTCACGGTCGCCGACGGCTCGATCACGATGTCATCGAGCTCCCACTCGTCGCTCAGTCGGTCGGCAACACAACCCATCCGTTCGATCGGTCGGGGCATCTCTGGTACTCCATGTCACGGTAGGCCCCACGCGGTAAATACCAGTTTTCGGTCACAACTCGAGGTAGACGACCAGGGCGTAGAACAGCCACAGGCCGACGACCACGACTGCGACCGCTGTCGCGGCCACGATCACAGTGCCGTGGCGCGACTCTCCTCGACCCAGTAGGCTCGCATCTCGTCGAGCATCTCCACGATCTCGTACGACGAGAACAGGAGCGGTTGGAACTGGTCGACGTACTCGCCGTCAGGGTCGTAGACAGCGATCTCGGGTTCGCGCCGCGCTCGCTCGGTCGTCACGCGCTTTTCGATCGTCATCCCGCGATAGTCGAACTGGTGGCCGTCCGGGACGCCGGCCAGACTCCCCAGGATCGACACAATTCGGGTATCTCGCTCGCTCGGTTCCACATAGCCATTCACGACAAGTCGTGCTGTATCTGTCATCTCTGGTCACTCCAGCTGGCCTCGGCTTTCTCGAGGTCCATGTAATCCTTCTCAGGATACGGTAATAAAGGGTTCTGACAAGTCAGGATTCCGAAAGGCTGTATGTACGTACACACGCGTCTGTACGTACGTACACGGTATCAGAGCAATCAGTACGAAAGGTGACACGGGGAGCGATACCCCGCGGTCGCGACCACTTAGCTCCCGAGGGAGCCAGCCCGATCGCAAACGCCGTGGCCACCTGGAGTGGGACGGGTCGGGCGCACCGCCTATGAGCCTACCACAAACGGCTCCGACCCATCCAGGCGGGTGTAGGCGGTCACTTCACTTGACAGTAGCGAAGGCCGCCAGGACGTCGGGCGGATTCGATCCGCAGCATCACGCCGGTCCGACGCCGGGTTGCCGCGCCACGGCCCGCTTAGGCGCGGGCGTGTGGGACGCCGTGGTCGTATCGCTCGAACGTTGCCGTGACACCATCCTGGCGAATCTCGTTCAGGAGCTCGACGGCCGCCGGCTGGGTCTTGTCGAGGATCTTGCGGAAGCGCATCGCGAAGCCCGACCCGTGGGACGGCTCACCCGTCGAATCCTCCGTGTGGGCGAACTCGTGAGCCAGGATGCGCCACAGCTCGAGCACGAGGACCTCGCTCGCCAACTGGCTGTAGGCGGTGTCCGTGATCGCGACGAACGACTCGAACTCAGAGTCGGCGATCGCCGCCGTCTCCACCGGGTTCAGGGTCGACGGGTCCGGCTTCGTCCACGCGTTGGCCCCGCTATCCGCTCCGGCCACGATCTCCCGGTCCAGCGCGTAGGGGCTGTACTGCTCCATCTTCTCCCGCAGGATGCGGGCCATCGCCAGGGGCTTGCTGTGGAACTCCTCGGGCTCGAGGATCTCGTAGCCGTTCGCGATGCCCATCGCGGCCGCCGACGCCTGGACGTCTTTCGTCTCCGGGATGCTCAGCTGACCGAGGTTCACCGCTTCCCGAATCGCCTGAACCGCGCCATCGCTGCGCATCAGGACGGTCTTCCCGTGGTCAGCCAGCTTGCCCCCGGCCTTGTCCGTCTGGTCAGCGAACATGATGCTGTCTCGGCTCTGGATCGTCTCGAGGGTGGTCATCTCACCGTTCGCCAGCTTGAACACTTCGCGGTCCTCGAACCCCTCGTGTCCCTGGGCGGCCAGGCGGCCCACGGCCGCGCGACCACTGTTCGTCAGCTTCGAATCAGAGACGGCGTCCAGGAGCTCGACACGTGCCTCCTCGATCTCGGCCTCGACCTCGGGCCAGACCTCGCACCCAGACCGGATGCTGTTCCGCGCCGTGTTCAGCTCGAGGTTGCGCTTCGTGATCACGGTGCCCCCGATGCCGTGGCCGCGGACGTCCGTGACTTTCAGGCCCGCCGAGTACACCGTTATCCAGTCGTAACTCTCGTGCTTCAGGACCATGTACGCCAGTTCCGAGTCGTAGACGGTGGCGTTCTCATCGTCCTCAGCCGGGTCGTATCCGGATACTTGCTCGTCGTTCAGCCACACCTCAACGCCCTTGACCAGCTCCATGTACTGGAACCGGGTGCGGATGTCGGCGAGGTGGTCGGACCACTCACTCGCGCCCGCCTCGGGCACCTCGTCCTCGTAGTGCTCGATCGTCACTTTCGTGCCGTCGAAGTGCTCCTCGGCCTCGTACAGCCGGTAGTCGCGGAACCAGTTCTTCGCGTCGAACTCGACCTTCGAGTCCTGGCTGTGCACTATCACTTTCCCGACCGCCAGCGCCTGACCGAAGCCGATGCCGAACTGGCCAATCGTCTCCTCATCGTCGATCTTCGTCGACTGGCCCAGGTTCGTCAGGAACTCCCGGACCGACTCGTCGCTCAGGTCCATCCCGTCTCCGTCGTCGACCACGACCGTCCGCTCCGGGGTCACGTTGATCTCGACCTTCGTCGAGCCGGGTGCGTCGACGCCGTTTTGCGCCAGCTCGCGGATGCCGTCGACGATGCCCTCCGCCTGGCTGAAGATCAGCTCGTCGATGATACGCTCCTCGTCGACGCCGATCTGTCCCGTGCTGTACTCCACGTCGTTGTCACTGCTTGCCATTCGATTTCACTCCAGATGGCCACCGGGTTTCCCCAGTGCCTATCCTAACCTAAGAGAGGAGCGAGTATAAAGATATGTTAATAACTTGATACTGCTGGTAAACCCGAGACATCGCAAGGGCACCGGGTTGCCGCACCACGCCGCGCGAGGGGGCGACAGGAAAACACGACAGGGTCGGCGAGCGGCGGGGCGCGGCGCAAAAGCGGAACAGCTCAGGGCTCGTTCGGGACTGGCGTCCCGGCCACGTACGCCTTCGACGTGTTCGGGTCACCCTCCCAGACGATGAACTGGCCGTCGCCGAACTCCTGGCCCCGCCAGCGCACGTTACCGCTCATCGCTCAGGTCCTCCACGACATCGACCGGGCGTCCATCGTCGTACGCTCGCACGGTTAACTGTGCCAGCTTGTGCGCCTCCAACTTCGACCGGATGCGACGGAACACGGGCGACTCAGCGTCAGTCCAGGCGTCGGTCACCACCATCCAGCGCCGCGGCCGGGCCACCATCACTCGGCCTCCCGCTGCTGGTGGTAGGCTGCGAGGTCGTCGGGATCGATCATCTCGATCGCGCGTTCGAGCTTCGCCACTGCACTGTCGAACCGTTCGACCTCGGGCTCGCCCATCAGCACCTCCTCCGGAACGTAATCGCGGTAGCCGTGCACGATCTCGACACAGGAGAGCGCGTACTCGACGTCGTTCATCGGCGACCGACCTCCCGGACCACCACGGTCCCATGCCCCGGGTCGGGGAACATCTCGAACAGTTCATCCTCGCCAGCAGCGCCGACCTGGAGCCGGCACGCTTCGTCCGCGAGGGACTCGGCCGTCCGGGCCGCCGTCAGCACCGCCGTCCCCACACCAGTCGCCTCGAGCGTCCGCACCGGGTACTCGTCGTGAGCGTCCGCGTAGACATCCAACAGGAACATCACTGTCCCTCCGGGCTGCTGATAGCGATGCCCCACGTGGCCGGCACGGGGTCGCCGTCATACGTTTCGACACACTCCGCCGAGCAGAACACGACGGTCGGTCCCGGATCGTGCCCGCCCATCGCCGGCGTCCGCGGGTCGTCGCGCACCGGGTTCGGCCCGGTCTCCCCGCCGCAATTCGGGCACGACATCAGTTGTCACCCTGCTTGACGCGGCGGACCGCCTGAACGATCGCCTCGTTGCGCGCGTAGGCGAGAGCGTGCTTGCACACTCTGTACTCGCCCCGCGCCACGAGCTCGTCGGTCTCGAGGCCCGTCGCCTTGTTCTTCTTCGCCGCGTGGTAGGCCATCGCCGGGCACGGCTTCCAGTCGTCCTCGTGCGCGTCGCTCAGCGCGTGCAGGCACCACTTCGGGATGCCCGCGGCGTCAGTCACCACGTGGTACGTGTGCTCGTCCGCGTCGTCCCCGTAGGACGCGTTGCGCACCTCGACGTTGCCGGACTCCGTCACCACGAAGTCGTACTCCTCCCACTTCGCGCGCTTCATCGTCTTCGCGTTGAAGCCCACGACGTGCTGCGTTGGGTCGACGACGTCGACGTCGCCCGCGATGGTCGTCTGCTGTGCCTCAGTCGCCTGGGTCTCGTTTGCCATCTCTGGTCACTCCAGTTGGCCACCGGTTTTGACCGGTGTCCTATCTTATCCTTGGAGTGATACGATATTAAATGTTTCTACTATCTGATACACCGCCGGTTTGACGCGACGGGTCGCGGAGATGAAACAGAGGGGGTCGTATCATCGGAGAGTATGAAATGAGACAGGCGTAGACAGGCGCATGAATCCCGGTACACGGGGCGTGGGGGGCCGTGAGCCAACCCTGGAGGGTAGGGGCTACGGCCGTCAGAAGGCGTCGCCGAGTAGGGCCCACGGCGGTGGGGGTAGATGGGTTGTATTCACATCACGATTCCTGCATTTAATCAGATCCTCTACTATCACCTCGCGGAGTTGACGGACCAGACAGGGCGGGCGCGGGGCGGCGCGCGAAAGCGGAAAGGGCGCTGGGCTACAGCAGCCCGAAACAGTCAGCGCACGCCGGCACCTGCTCGATTACCCATCGCCCGGTCATGTCGTCCTGGTACTCCAGCGACATCGGCTCCGTTCCCGAGCGGGACGCCCCGCAGCGACAGATGCCGAACTCGTCCAGGTGGCGCTCGTAGCTACCGGGCATCGTCACCCTCCCACACTTCCTCCTCCGTCCACGACTCCACCTCGACGAGGTGCCCCTCGTGCTCTGCGACGAGCATGTCCGCGACGACGTCCGGTGATTGCGGCCCGATCGTCTCGTCACAGGTCGAGCAGTACGCCTCCGCGACGTCGTGCGTGATCACAGTCCCGGGCTCGGGTCGCTCGGGCTCGTTGTACGGCGCCGCCGGGTCGTTCGCCGCGCCCGGTGGGTACGACCATCCGAAGTTCGCCATCACTCGGCCCTCCTGTGCTCGATTGTCTGCTTCGTCCCCATGAACACGAGCCACAGGACGAACAGGCCACCGAGCCAGACGACCAGGGCTGTCGCGGCGTACACTACCATTCGACACCTCGCGACGCGAGCTCGCGACGCATCTCCACGTCGAGATCCCAGTCGATCAGGTCGGCGACCTCGCCACCATAGCGATCGTTCATCGCCGTCTGGAACAGCAGCGACTCCGTCGACATCTCGGCCACCGACGACTCACCGGGTTCGCGCGCCACGTCGCTCACCGTGGCCTCCCGGGACGAATCTGGATCTTCACGTGCGTCGGGTCCTCCGACAGCCCCGGCTTTCGTCGGGCGTACACTTCCCGAACGTCGGTCAGCATGCTGTGCTCGTCGAAGTACGCCGGCGCCTCTGCGACCTCGACCACCACGACCGGGATCGCCCACGGCCGACTCGTCGCGTAGACGCGGAGCAGGTTCTCCCCGCGGATGACGTCCATCGGGTGCATCTCGTCGTTCATCTCACCGTGCTCCTCGTCGTACGCCATCGAAGCGCGGGTCACCATCGTCGACGCCTCCTCGAACGCACTCTCCAGGAACGACTCCCGCCAACACTCCGGGTCGGTCGAGTCGTCGTGTCCCTCGCTCATCGTCCCGTCCTCCTCCAGCAACTCCATCATCGCGGCCGCGCGTTTCTCCGCCGGACGGCTCATTCGAACGCCTCCGTCGCGACCGTCTCGATCTCACGCAGGATCGCGTCTTTCTCCTCGACGCTCATCTGCTCGAGCCCGTCGTGCGCGAGCGCCTCGATGTTCTCCAACGCGACCGCGTAGCGCGAGTGCTGTCGCTCGACGCGCAGGTCGTCCATCGCGGTCATCAGTCGATCAGCCCCCGGGCCCGCGCGTCGCGCTCGGTCATCCCCGTCTTCAGCAGCAGCGCCTCCTCGCGGGCGAACTCGGTCGTCGCCTCAGCGCCCAGTTCCAGCTTGTCCCGCCGCGCCTGCTCGGGGTACGACGCTTCGTACTCGCGCTGGCGCTCCAGCTTGCACGCCTCACACTGACACGTGTCGTGCATCAGCGGCCCTCCTGCGCGATCGCGTCACGCATCTCGTCGAGGATGACGGTCGCCTTCTCGTCGTCAGCCAGCAGGTCGCGGTGGACAACGAGCTTCGCGTACTCGCCATCAACCTCGCCGAAGTGGCGCGCCTTGACGACGTCGCCCGACACCTCGATCTCGGGCATCTACAGGTCCTCCTCGACGAGCTCCAGCTCGTTCAGCAGGCTCTCGACATGACGCTTCTGTCGGTTCATGTACACGAGCTTGTCGTCGAGCTCGTTCAGGATGTCGACCGCCATGTGGACGTCGTCGATCGAGCCCTCCTGCTCGTCGACGAACTCGAGCTCGGCGGCTGCATCCTCGGCGATGAGGCCGACACGCGACACGAGCTCGTACAGCTCGACGGCGTCGTCGATGATCGTCAGCGCGATTTCGTCCCTGTGCTCCTCCGCCAGTGCCCGCTCCGCCGCGGGCGCGAGTTCTTCACTCATCTGTCGCTCCGTTCGGGCGGGCCAGTCCCGGGTCTTTTCGGCCCAACGCCCGGCGGTGGACTCGAACCACCGACGTCCCTCGACGCCAACCGTTGCCGGGTAACCGCGCCACGCCGCGCTCAGCGGAAGACGTCGCTCCCGCCCGGGCGGTTGTCGTGCGTGCCCGTCACGTAGATCGTCCCGCGTGCCATCTCGTCCCACTCCATCCACGAGTCGCCCGGCGCCAGGCCCAGCTCCAGCTCCAGGTCGTTGCGCACGCCCCGCAGCGTCTCGCTGAACTCGTCGGCGCCCTCCACGAACTCGATCTGCTGGATCGTCGACTCGTCCAGCTTCACGACCCACGTCATGCGGTCGACGTCGCGCTGTCCCGCGATGTAGTCGCGCTCGCCGCCGTCCAGGTGCACGTGCTCGACGTACTCGAGCGACTCCAGCTGCTCGACGACCCGCTCGTCCCACGTCTGCTCCGCCGGGTGGCTTTTTCTTGCCATACTTATCCTTGGACTGGTAAGGTATTAAATATATGTATATCTGATAGGACTGCTGGTAATCGACAGACGTAGCATGGTTCGATGGGTGTCACGCCGTTGCCGGTTTCCGGCGCTGGGGCGCGTTCAATCATCGTGAGGCATAGTGATAGAGTGTGGACAGGAAGACGACGACGTCGCACTGGGAATGTCTCCACATCGCATAGCAAGGGATATGCATTTCACGCCAACGAGCACACTCGGCGCAGGGATAGCGCGAGCAGGATAACGAGAACGGCACGACACAGGGATAGCGCGCCGACAATAACGAGCTCAGGGATAGGCGACAGGAGCCAACGGCGACAGTCGGCGGGGTGCGGCGCGAAGCCGGCACGCGCCTCTGGGATAGCGTTTTTGCGAGAACGAGCACTCTGGACCCTCCATCGACAGTTCGCGCGCACCCGTCGTGCTACCACCAGGAGCGCCTGGGCGCACCGACGACGTCGCAGATCGCGTCCTGGGCGAATATATAGACAAACGTCCAAATACCGCGCCACAGAATCCACGCATAGTGCTTCGTCGGCCTCTAAACAGGCCCGAGAAGCCCCGAGAGTGCCCTTCGTAGACGATCTGAAGTGCCCACAGAAGGCCCGTAGGAGGCCTGTATCCACCGAATAGCGGCGTCTCTAAACGAGCATCTCTCGATTTTGTCCGAAAATCTCCCTATCCAAAATCCACTCCCCTATAGCGATTTCACCCCCCTCAGCAAAACGAGACACTTTCCATACACAAACGCAACCCAGCTTGCACTCAGTCCAAACCCACTTTCACAACTAAACTTGGACACAACTACAGAAAACTTTCAGACCATCTTCCGCATATCGGGCACCCACCCGGCCCAGATCGACTGCTTCCCGTCTGTGATTTCGAGACAGTTCTTGTACCAGATGTCGTGCGCATCCCCGTCCTCTAACGGCATTTCCCTTGCTTTCCCTTTACTCACCAGCGTGTCGGCACACTGGTTGCACGATAGCTTCACCTGTCTCACGTCCAGGCGGAGCCAGTCGTCGTCCTGTAGCTCCTGGGTCAACCCAAGCACACAGGACGCGCGTATTCTCCCGCACAGCTCACAGACTGGCATTACATATCGCTACGCCATCACTCACTCATACAGGTTTTCGCTCCACTTCATGCGATAAAGCAAGAACCCGCAGTGTACACACTCAGCTGGTGATATCTGAACATCGAGGGTTTCGTCGCAACGCGGACAGTCTTCGGGGATGATTGGCATGTCTGAAAAGCCCTTGAGGAAGGGCGGAAACCGGGGGGCCCGGTTTGGCGTGGAACGGAGTGTCGGTCCAACTTACGTTGGGATGCATCAAGCGGGCGGAGGAACCCGAACTCGATGTACCTAAAAGTAACCTCTCGTACTATATAACACTTTCGTACCCAGTACCACGATGTAAGGATCGTGAGAGGTGAAAAAACCGCTAATCATACTTAAGCTTTGCCTGTGTATAGGTATCTTAGTCTCAATCGACCCCGTCGCCGTCCCCCGATCGCGTTTTGTTCTAAGGGTATATTTGGGTCATGCCGATTTACCCCCAAACATGTCATGGATTAGTGCACGTACATATGTGCGTGTGTATATGTACGTGCAGCCCTTCTTGACATGTTCAATCACCCGCTGCTGGTGGTAGTGAGTGCAGTGGTTAGGTCATCTTTCAACTGTTCTAACTTCTCGATGGCTTCCTTCGTGTTGTCCAATTCCTCGACATCGTATCCATCTTCTAACAGCGCCACCACACACTTGGCCTGGAGCTCGGTCATAACCAGTTCGTCCCCTTCGGCGTCCATCGCCGCCATGATCGTTTCGGGACCACACCGCTGACCGTCGATCTCTTTCTCGAAACTACGTGTGAGATACCCCATCAGGAATGGGTACGCCTCGTCGCACTCGATGCGAATCATAGTCCTATATGGGCCGCTACCCACTTAAGCGTCGAAAGTGTGTACGTACGGTCGTTGCTGGTGGTACCGATGTGCGATGCGTAACTACTACATACTGGGGTACGATGCGACGATAGACTCTGGGTTCAGGATCTATGTCAGGTGACCATTATCTTCGACCAGTCATCGAAGACTTTCTCGACGAACTCGTCAGCACCGTAGACGATGTACACAAGGTGGAGCGAGTGATCGCGAGAGACGAAACGCTCACAATAACCGATCTTGACAATCAGCCAGAGGAGTGGACTGAGGGACATCTCATATGGCCACTCATCGAGGCTGTCGGACTCAACCGCCAACCTGGTCGACCGGCCAGCCAGCGTGCCGTTGCGGGGACGACACAGCGCGAGGCACCCGACTTTCGGATAGTCGAGAGGGGTGGGGAGTTTATTCTGATCGGGGAGAACAAATCACCGAACAAAATCGAGCAGGCCGAACAGGAGCTCGTCGAGGATTATCTCTCGAACAAAGCGTGGCCGGACTATGGGATCGCAACGGACGGTCTTGAGTGGGTCGTCTACCGCGCCGAGCACGGTGGCGACTTCCTCGAGTTTAACGAGGTCGAACGGGTCGATCTCCGTCCAGCCATCAACGCTATTGCTCGCGATCTTGGACACATCGGGTCGGGACAGCTTGGTGACGTCGACGTTGATGAGGAGTTGGACGCGTTCAGCTCCGTTTTCGAACCCGACAACCTCCATACCCTCCTGACGCAAACGGCACCGAGGGAGTTCCGTGACACGCGGAGCGCCAATGTCGAGGAGTTTTACGAACTCTACATCGAGCTACTGTTCGGCGAGAGTAGCGAGCACGACTACGAGACCAGCCTCCGCGATGACATAGTCGCCCCGCGTGGAGCGACCGACAAAGAGAAGGACCTGTTCGCAGTCACGTTGATGAACCGTCTCCTGTTCATCAAGTTCCTCGAAACACGCGATGTCCTCCCAGATGGATTCCTACGAACGCTCGTCAGGGACTATGAGGAAAACAAGGACACTGTCCCAGGCACACTCTACGAGACGTTCATCAAGCCGCTTTTCTACGACCTGTTCAACGCCCCCAAGGACCAGCGGAACCCAAAACTGCGCACAGGGCGCTACGATGACATCCCATACCTGAACGGTGGTCTGTTCCGCGAGAATATTCCAAACGAGGCACAGTACAACTTACTGGACCGGACACTTCCGACTATCATCGACGATCTGATCGAGGGCCATCGGTTGGAGCTGAACGGCCGGAGTTTCGACCCCGCGATCCTCGGGAGTGTGTTCGAGAAGACGATCAACCACATTGGCGGCGAGGAGGGTCGCCAGAAGGAGATCGGGGCGTACTACACGCCAAACGACGTGACCCGGCACATCTCGGAACACACGGTGGACCCGAAGATCATGGACATCGTGACCGAGGCGTTCATCGAACATTCGAGCGACGATTCCGAGGAGTACGTCCGTAACGAACTCAGCGGCACTGATCTCTCTGAGGTACTACGCTACATCGAGGACGGTGTCGCCATGTACGGTGCTAACCCGGAGGCACTAAAGGACATCCGCTCACAGCTAACCGACTTGACGATCCTCGACCCAGCGTGTGGGTCTGGCCACTTCCTGACAACGGCGATGGAAGAAATACACCAGGTCCAGCTATCTATCATGCGCGGGCTGAATGGTGGCGACGAACCCTCCGATAGGGAAAAGTTCGATGCCAAGCAGGAACTGGCTCTGAACGTCGTCTATGGTGTGGACGTGGACAAGGTCGGCGTCGAGATCGCGAAGCTCCGTGTCTGGCTGAAGATCGTCGAGGATAACGGGTGGGAATCGGGGTACGGACCACTCCCGAACATCGACGTAAACATCGTGTCCGGCAACTCTCTCGTCGGCTTCCCCATCAGGGGCAACGTCCAGACACAGCTGAAAGCGATCGACGACAGACTTCCCGGTCTCGCCGAGATGCGTCGGGACTACAAGTTCGAGAACGAAGGGTCGCGCCGAGACATTATGGAGTTAGAGTCGGAGATTCGTGATGCCCGGGACGAGAGGTATCTCAGTAGTCTCACGTACACGGTAAGCACGGAGATCAATAGCGTCGACGAGCTCGATGAACTGGTAGAGTCGATCCCAGAGGGCGACCTCTATCCGGTCATCGAGTCTGTAAAGGCGCAACGCCTGGACGAGGATGGCGACACAGTCGCTTTAACAGCCAGTGATAAAGATGCACTGAGCAGCGTCGGGTTCGAGTGGCAAGAGTGGCGTGATACGAACAAGAGCGCCACATTCGATATCGAGAACAGGATAGATAGCGCCCCAACGACTCATCTCGATGCAGGTACCGTTGGTGAGCACGAGTCGATCGTCGAGGACCTGCGCGACTTGCTCGAAGATGGATTCGTGTTTCCTGACGTCGAGCGCCAGCCCACGCGCTACGACCTGAACAACATCACGGGGACGCCTCTCCACTGGGACATCGAGTTCCCGGAACTACTCCCCCTTGACGAGTCGAATGGTCTGTCATCGAGTGTTTCGTTCGACATCGTGGTCGGAAACCCGCCCTACGGGGACATCCTGAACCAGAACGAGGACACGTTCATCGCCCCGTACGAAACAGAGTCGATCAACGACGTGTCCGCCCCGTTCGTCGAGAGACAGCTCCAGCTGACGGATGAGAACGGGTACTTCGGGAACATCACCACGCTCCGTCTCATCTACCAATCTTCGCTCGGTGAGTTCCACGACCTCCTCCGCGACAACCTCGACCCGGCACAGATAGCATGCTTCGGATTCCGGCCGTCTCGTGTGTTCGAAAACGCACACGTCCGTGTCGCTATCATCACGGGTCAGAAAACAGCAGATGACAACGGCGATATCCTCACAAGTGATCTGATTCTATTCAATCAGGATAACCGACAGCAACGGTTCAAAGACATTCAGTATGCTTCGACAGACGGTCTTATCCTGAGAGATTCGATTGGAGGAGGTGGGACTAACGGGCCGATCCTCCCGAAGGTTGGGCCAGAGACGAAGCGGGGGGTACTGACAACCTTGGAAGATCACTCGGACACAGTGTTCCGTGACAGGTACACCAAGGACAAGCCGGACGACGATGTGTTTCCGGTGTGGCGTCGAGAGGGGGTTCTGTACTGGATCAACCCGATGCTGGAGGAGCTCTACTCAGCACGAGAGGTACAGCCCCTGTACTTCGATTCCGAGGTTGAACAGAAAGCTGCGTTCTTGGTCCTCAACTCATCTCTCTACTACATCTACTGGCTCACCTATGGGAACCAGCACCACCACAACTGGACTCAACTGTCTGCGTTCCCGTGGCCAGATGAAGACGTTATCGAGGCACGCGAAGACAGGATCATCGAGATGGCCGACACTCTATGGGATCGTATGAAGGGGACGTTCAGCAAGTCCCGCGAAAGCCGAGGCGACTTCTTCATGGGGTCGCTACGACCGATCATCAACGACGTGGACGTTCTGATGGGCGAGCTGTACGACCTGAGTGACGAGCAGGTCGAGTACACACAAAACTATCTTACTGATCTGGGCGATAACAGTGGCCGGGCTGGCACCAAGGATAGCGACCTCACCTACAGCCGGGTGTTCGCAGACGATTAGCGCATACTCACGTCATCTCGCACATCCGGTCTTGAATCGGGCAACTTCCCGGACTCAACTCGTCCGTGACATCTACTACATAGTGCGATAAGATTCTCGGGCCGGTGTGCGTCCTCGGCGGTGTCAAATAATCTGAACTTCGCCTTGTGGTGGACGTGCAGACCAATTCCTGTCTCGTCTTTCAGTGTCTTCGGGTCGTGTTCTCGCCCGCAGCCCTGACAGGTGTAGTCACTCCGTTCGAGCTCCTCTGTTCTCGCTGCATCCCAGTGTGGGCCGTAGTCGACCATTAGCCCCAACGCTTGTACTTGATGCGCCCACACTCGCTGCACCGCTTGACGGTGATTTTCTTTCTGGTGTCGGTGATCTCCAGGTTGTTCCGGTGCCCCCATATGAAGCACCGATACTTCCCTTTCAGCTCAAGCACGATCGACCTCCCCACGCGGGACATCAACCACTGCGCCGTCGAAGTGGACTTTCCGCCAGCCAGTGTAGGTCTTCGAGCCCAGCCTCGCGACGACTGTCTGTCCACCGATGTCGATGGGGAGCTGTGCACCCACCTGGATCGACCGGATCATCGTACCGTCTCTAATCGTCTCGTCTCGTACTGTCATGCTCTGCGGGGAGGCTAACACCGTGTCGTCGTCTGGGCCGACGTACCTGGTGACTACACAGGTCGCGGTCCCGAGTGATGTTTCGACGTCTACCCGGTCGCTTTGGAATATTTCGTCGATGGATTCGACATCAGGGTCGAACGCACTGACGTCGAACTCGCTGTCGTCGAACTCACTCATCGTCTATCTCCAGGTAGTAGGTCAGCATCTGCTCGATCCGTTCCGCGTCTGCTTCTCCTTCAGGTGTTACAGCGGTGTGTTTCTCGTGTCTCGCAGAGCCACGGAGCCATTTGACCATCCATCTGGGGAGGGTCATCTCAACCGTTTCTGGTGGTAGGTGGTGGTCGGTCATTGGTGCTTGAGGACACAGGCGTCGGAGGTGCTCATCATGCGTCTTCGGGGTGGGGGTCATCTTCGCGGAACTCTCCCGTCGGCCGATAGGCCGTGATGTTGAACAGGAACACGTACTCGGGCTCCTCGTCCAGGTCGTCGCCGTCCTGAACCTCCTCGATACCGTCTGGGAGGAGCGAATGGAGCGTCTCGGGTCCGATGCTCCATCGTCCCATCCCATCGGTCCGGAGAACGCCCCGCGTTCGTGTCTGTTCGTGGCCGACGAACTCCAGCACCTCTCCGTGTTCGTCGTACATCTTACCCATCGGTGGCCTCGATGTACTGCTCAAGTAGCTGGTCGTAGAGCTCAGTCCGGGCAACGAGATCTGCTTCGTACCAACTTCCTCGGGCCGTTCGTGAGACGATCCCTTCGTCCATCAGGGCCTCAGCGACGTGGTCATACTCTCTGCTCCACCGGAGCGGGGCGAACCCATCCGTCCCCTCGATAGCGTCGAGGAAGTCCAGCACTTCGGCGACACCTAACTTCTCTCCACCGAGCTCGACGTAGTGCTCGGTTCGGGTCACTTCTCTCGTCTCGATCTCTATGTCTGTCATAGCGTGTACTCGTTACCCTCCAGTGCATCTCGCCCCCGTTCCAGAACGACATCCCCACCACACTCTGGACACTCGTCCTTGTCGAACTCTGAGCTGGCGAGCCAGCCACATTCGACACAGAGCATGTACTCGTCGTTCTCGATCATCTCGAACATGGTCTCCAGCTGGTTCTCGAAGTCGAGCCCGGCCGCATCGTTCATCTCGCGGAACTTGATCTCGTATGCTTCTGCGATCAACTCCGCGTCACCCTCGAACTCGACGTAGCACGAGTGACAGAGCGATAGTGGCGAGACAAGCGTCTCCTCCATATCTTCGACCGTACCAACGTCGAACGAGTGCGACTCGGGGTTCGGTTTGATCAGGACTGCGTGTGACTGCGTGGGTTTGGTGCAGAGGATGCACGTTCCCTGGTCGTCCAACTTCCCCGCGACTTCGTCCATGAAGTGGGGATCATCTCTCGTCGACATCACCGACCTCCCGCAGGTAGTCAACGGCTTTTCGGAGCGTTGACGACATCATGTCCGTGTTCCCAACCTCGAACTGGCTGATCGTCGTCTGTTGCGAGCCGATCGCGCTCGCCAGTTGCGATTGCGTGACGCCGAGATCACGACGGAGCTCTCTCAGCTCGTCGGGGGTCGGGACTCGATACTCCTCTATACCTACCGCTGTCTGTGGTTCTACTTTACTCATTATCTGTTGAATCCGCTGGTTGTTCTGACCGTCACTGGCCACCCGATCCCTCCCCTTCATGGAATCGTCCATGGGGAGTAGGTCGTCGATAGCGTCGTGGAACTCGCTCCCAGTACGGCGCAATATCATCCGCAATCCGTGTCGTGGAGTCATCTCGACAGCACGCTCGTTCACTTCTAACCACCGCTGCACGACGAGCTCGGGTGGGTGAATGTCACGGAGGTAGTACACCGGTGTCAGGCTCCCGCCGACACGTGAGACCGTACCGGTACTCACCTTGAACTTCCAGAGCCCGCTCATCTTATCAATTGACGAGACACCTCGAACGGGGAGCTCAGTGGGCGCCACGGGACCGTGCTGTTGCAGATAGTCTGTGTTCTTAGTCATCGAGATCATCCCAGTCGAACCGCTCCACGAACTCGGCGGTGTACGCCTCTACGAACTCCATGAACTCGTCCTCGTGCCAGATCGGCGGCCAGAACGAGTGGCACTCGAGGTGTATCTGGTAGAACCCGAGTTCTCCCCAGTGTGGATCGTACGAGATCTTGGGGTTGATTTCATCGTCGGGGTCTTTGTCGGGGATGCGCTCCGGATCGAGTCCGTGTTCTTCGACCTCCATCTCGATGATTTCCTCTCGCTGCGCTCGATAGCGAGTCCGCGGGAGGTCCATCTCACCGACGATGGCGTTCATCTCCTCACGTATCTCGTCGGGTTCGTACTGGTCCCGTGACAACAGGCCAAGCCTGAGCTCGAAGCAGTCGACCAGCCCCTCCTCGATGGTCACACTGCTTTTCAGGTCCTCGTGAGGCGCCTTCGGGACGTCCAGTCGGAAGTCCAGGCTGACTTTCCCACTCCGGAACTCGTACCGATTCAGGTCGTGGACGAACTCGCTCATACATCCACCCCTTCTGGTGGTATCGAGGCGGGTCCGTAGTGGAGTATCGCGGTCATGAACACGGGCGTTCGCTCTCCCTCACTGAGGCTCGCCTGGTCGCAGTGCGATTCGACGATCTCGCGCTGACGGTCACTGTCGAGGTAGTGGTGCGAGTACCAGTCGTCGGGATACTCCTCACTATGTTCCACCGCGTGGTCGAAGTCCAGCGGCGGTTCCGCCTCCTCGTACATCTCGCGCAGTGCGTCGAACGCGACCTCCTTCAACCGCTCACTCATCTCCGATCACGTCCAGTCCGGCTCCCATCCATTGCTCCCGGTAGTTCGTCTCGTCCGCACCTTCGATGCGCTCAGCGACAGACTCTATGTCATCCCATGCGACGATGCTCGGGAGATCCCGTGCCGCCTCTTGCGGATTCTCCAGGTAGTATCTCCGCTCCTGGAAGTGCTCCTCTCCTTCATCAGGGTACTTTGCCTCGGACAGCAGCCGGGCGGCCCAGGCGTAGTTGAGTTGCCAGACTTCCCCGTTGGGAAGCGTCGCCCGAATCTGTATCTCGTCCGTCCAGCTCATTCCGGGCCACCAACCAGGGCGTTGATGCGCAGGGTAGTCTCCGGGGTGACGAGGCCCTCGGCCATGACGAGCTTGCGCTTGGCCCGGCTCATCCCGACGTAGAGGACGCGACGCTCCTCGTCTGAGATGACGTCGCCCGACATCGCGTAGGCGGGAACGTCCGCCGAGCTCGACTCCATGTTGCGGATGATCGTCCCGGTCGAGTCGGTCCCGAGGATGACGGTGTCCGCTTCCTTGCCCTTCGCTGAGTGGATGGTCCCGATGCGAACCTGCTCCGGTCGCCGGTCGAACAGATTGTGTCGGAGGTTGCCTTCGATGGCCTTGGCCTGAAACCAGTTCAGGTCCGAGTCAGCCTTCTTCTCACTGTTCCGGTCGAGGTACCAGAGACAGAATTGAGTGGGCGTGTCCATTGGCGTTTTGAAGAACGCCAGCACGTCCTGTGCCTCGTACTCGGGCTCGTCGACGAGGTACTTGACCAGACCCGGCGAGTCGGCATCGATCAGGTCGACGTCCGACACGTCGACAATCTTCTTCACTTCGTCGGCGTCCAGCGTCTCCTCGTTCCACACCTTCGCGAGACAGTCGCGGAGTTTCGTGGTAGACGCGTTCCACGTATCATACGTGGACATGTTGTCGTACGGGATGCCCTGCTCGTGCAGGGTGTTGCGGAACTCGTCGATGTGGAACTTCGCCCTGAACAGGACGAGGACGTCGTCACTCTCGACGATGTGGTCGCACACAGCCGCCGGGTACGGGTTCGAGAGGGCGATAAACTCACCCTCGTCGTCGACGGGCTCGATGTCTTTGTCCTGTCTCACGTCGACCTGCTCGATACAGGACTGACAGGCCGCCCACACCTGCTCAGGGATGCGGTAGGTCTTTTCCAGCACCTCGACGTCACCTTCTTCTCCGAGTAGTTGCTCGGGGTCGGCTCCAGCCCATCCGTAAATCGCCTGGTCGTCGTCTCCACCAAGGAACACTTTCTCACACGCGAGCTTCTGGCACAGGTACCAGTCCCACTGTAGGTAGGTCAGGTCCTGGCACTCGTCGACGTACATGACCGGTTCGTCGATGAACATCGGGTGATTCCGGATGGCCTGGGGCGAGAGGTTCTCATCCCAGCGACAGCTTTCCAGGTACTCGCGATCGTTCTCGATACTTGGGTCACCAAACTCGCCCTGTCGAAGGACGGAAACACACTCGGCGACGACACCCTCGATCATGTCGTCGAACTCGAGCTTGTCGTTCGCCTCTTTGAACGTGTTCCAGTCGTGGAGCAACATCTCCAGGTTCTGTCGACCGGACCAGTCAGCCGGACACTGGTCGTGCTCCTCTGGTGGGAGTCGGTGTGCGTTCAGCCAGTCGTTGATCTGGAAGAACGCGTTCCCGTCAGCGACGCCCTCGGAGCCCATCAGGTCGTCCGACCCGTCGTCGTACTCGAACTCCAGGTTGTGCTTCTCGCACCACTTCTTCTTGTTTCGCCACGATACCATCTGGCCGTTCTCGACACCCATCTTCTGGTAGGCGTGGGAGTGGATCGTGCGGATCTGCTGCTTCAGGTCTTTCTTGGGGATACCAAGCATCGCCTTCAGCCGGTCCGCCGCCTCCTCCACGCCAGCCTTGGTGAACGTCACCAGAAGCTGGTCGCTCAGTCTGTACTCGTCCATGTGCTGGACGAACAGCCCGTCGATCTCGAGCTCTGGGTTGCCAACAACGGCCGTCGTCTTTCCGGTCCCCGGGCCTCCTATCACCTTCGTAACCTGAAGGCGATCTTCGGGGCTCTGCTTCTGTTCTTGTGACATTAGTAGCTATGTACTCAGTCACACACGGGTGTTCGTTTTCGCCGTCACTCCGTTCCCGTATGTGTGATCTTTGATAGACGGTAGATAGTATTAAGATTTCTGATACCTACCGAAAACAGACGTTTCTGGTGGTAGTGAGTGCGGGTGGTGAAAGCCCGATAGCGGGCGAGAGGGCGTCTGGGAGGTCTCTGTTCGTGGCGCCTGGGTGATGTTATTTCACGAACATTTCGCCCGTAGAGACAACCGATGGCTCCCCGGAGCTGTCGATCACGTAGAGCTCGTGACGGTAGGAGTTGTACAGCTCAGAGCTTCCAGTCAGATCCACCCTGACCTCGACGATACCACCAGCAGGGTTGGGGATCGTGATGTCGTTATCCGTGTCCGTATGCAGGTCGATCACGATCTCGTCGTCTTCGGGGTCGATCGCGATCCACCGGGCTTTGTAGTTGGTGAGGTCTTTCGTCGACCCGTCGGGTTTGTCGACGGTGAACTGGGGGATCTTGATCTCGCCGTTGTGCAACTCGAAGTCTTGGTTTTCTTTTGTCATTATGGGTCGTACCTCCCTTCAAGGGTAATGTGGGTGGCGTCGAACGTTCCTTCCAGGGACACGATCTGAGCATCTTCGCTGTCGAGCGCCGTGTCATCTGGGTCGAACAGTCCGTCCAGCGTGATACTCTGTGCGTGCCCGCCGTCGAGACCGACTTTCTCGATGTCGACCTGGGGAATGTCGATTATCGGTGTCGAGACGGTAACGCTGGCCGCCGTCGCGCCGGGGAACTGGTCCCAGGCCATGTATCCGATACCGGGGACGCTCGTCGAGACGCTGGCCGCCGCGGCTGTGGCGCTCGTCGGGCCGCCGATACACTCGGGACTCGGGGTGGTCGTCTGAAGCGACCCCACGTCTGCGCCGAGGGTGGCGATTGCGTGAACGCCTGGCTCTGAAACGGTCGTTGCGAGCGTCCCGTCCGTCATCGCCAGGTCGACGCCACCAGGGAGGGCCGCCGGTTCCGGTCCGGTGACGTCGATACTGGACTCACTCACATCGACGAGCGTTACGCCCGGATCGATTCCGGCCGCAGGCGCCGTGGCCATCAGTTCCGCGTGGCCCATACCGACCGTGTTGGTGGCAAGTACACCAGGGTCGACACTCCCGACCGCGAGGTCGCCAGTATCGGCTATCGAGGTGTACGTAGCCGAAACACCTGGCTCGACGGCTGCTGTCGTAAGCGTTCCAACGTCGGCCTCGTTACTCACCACTCCGGGGAGAGCTGCTGGCGCCGGGCTGGCGACGGCCAGGCCGCCGACGTCCATCTCGACCGGGGTGTCTCCGAGCAGGACATCGTTATCGATGCTGGTGAGGGTGAGCTCGACCGTCTCAGCAGTGCCGGTCGTCGGTCCGCCAACTGCATCCAGGTCGAGTGCCGTGGTGGCGAGTGTCCCCGACTCGACAGTGACGGGTGTAACACCGGGGGTCAGGGCGGCGTCTGGCGCAACGGTCGTGAGCGTACCCGGGTCGGCGAGGGGTGAGACACCACCCGGTGCCGCCCCGGCATTCTGACCGCTGACACCGAGTGCAGCATGGTCGGTTGTGACCGACACCGTCCCAAGGACGAGACCAGCGTCTGGCGCAGCCGTCGTGAGCGTGCCCACTTCGACAGCACCAGTGACGCCGCCGGGTGCAACCGATGGGTCCTGTGCGGTGGACGAGAGCGTTCCTTCGTCGACGGCGACCGTCGTTACGACGGCGACCGTCGGATCGGCGGCGCTGGCGGACAGTTCACCAACCGTGGCCGATGTGATGCGATCTCCAAACGCGACCGGGTCGACGGCGCTCGTCGCGAGTGCCCCGACCTCAGCACCCACTGTGTACGTCGCAGTCGCGGCTGGGGCTGGTACAGTGGTCGCGAGCGTCGCCGTGTCGGCTGTACTCGTCGTCGGGCCACCAACGGCTGTCGCATCTGGGGCAACCGTCGTGACAGTTGCCGTCGCTGCGGTCGCAGACGTCGGGCCACCAGTCGCTGTTGGGCCCGGGGCCGCCACGGCGACGGTCGCTGTCTCACCACCACCAGTGACGCCGCCTGGCGATGCTGTCGGCTCAGGGGCGGCAACCGTGATCGTCCCGACATCGAGTAGAGTCGAGTCGGCTCGAAGGGTGACGACGTCGAGTGCCGCGACCGTGAGCACACCTTCGTCCGCATCCACTGTAGTCGAGAAGGCGATCGATGGGTCGGTGGCGGCCACCGCGACTGCGCCAGTGTCAGCTGTGACCGTAGTGGACGAGGTCGCTGCGGGGCCCGGCGCAGAAGCGGAAAGGGTCGCGACAGTCTGCGTCGCGGTAGCCTCTCCAGGTGACGCACCGGCGTCCTGGCCAGCAACTGTGATCGAACCAACGTCGGCACTTGCGGTAGTCGAGCCCGTCCCGGTGACTGCTGGGTCCTGGGCGGTGACCGTCCCCGAGACGGTCGACGTGGCTGCGATGATACCGGAGACAGCGCCGGGCTCGATTGCCGAGACAGAGATCGTCCCAGCATCCATCGTTGCAGAGGTGGCGCCGACTGCGGTGGTGGGGTCCTGGGCGGTGACCGTTCCACCCACAGTGGCCGTTGCGGCTATGACGCCACTTCCAACCCCTGGCGTCGGGATGGAGACGGCAATCGCACCCGTGTCAGCGACCGCCGTGGCCTCACCGACCGACACCGAGGGGTCCTGGGCGGTGACGGTTGCGGTCTTGGTACTGGTGTAGACGATCGATCCGCCAGACGAGGCACTGAGGTCGACACCAGACACCGAGAGGTCAGCAACCGTTCCAGTTGCTGTCGTTGGCCCGGTCGATGTGGTGGTGTTCTGTGCGGAAACGTTGACCGACGCGACATCCGTCGACACCGACGCTCCACCGGGAACTGCGGCCGGGGAGGGGGCTGTCACGGTCTGCGTGGCAACGTCTGCTGTGATCGTTCGGGTACCGTCGGTCGAAACGTCAGCTCCAGTGACCGAGAGCTCGCCGACGTCCGTTGCAGCGGACACGCCGCCAGCCGTCGCTGTCACAGACGGCGCAGAGAGCGTGATCGCGCCGACAGACACAACCGTTGGGGTGTCGCCTACCGCGACCGTCGGCTCGAGGGCCGTGGTCGTGACAGTCCCCTGCTCGGCGGTTGCTGTCGTCGCCCCACCGGTCGCACTCACATCGTTCGCTGTAACCGACGACGTGATCGTCTGCGTCGATATCGACGAGGCCGTCCCCGTCGTTGGCGAGGGTGCCGAGACGGAGACGGTAGCGGCCTCCATGGTCGCCGTTGCTGTACCGTCAGTGGTGGGGTCGAGTGCGGTAACCGTCCCGCCAAGGGTCGATGTCGCAATGACCACGCCGCTCGACCCAGCGACATCGATTGCCGAGAGTGCGAGCGTGGCTGTATCGGCCGTGGCAACTGATTCACCGACCGACGTCGTAGCGTCGAGGCCAGCGACAGAGACGACCCCTTCGCTCGCACTCGCGACAACTTCACCCAGTGTGATCGATGGATCGGCCGCAGTCGAGGTGACGATTCCACTATCAGTGGTGACTGTGGCCTCCCCAGGCACCGCCCCGGCCGAGATGCCAGCGACCGTAACGACACCGGTAGTAGCCGTCGCCGTCACAACGCCGCCAGCATCAATCGACGCATCCGGCGCTGTCGCCGAAACGCTTGCAACGTCAACCGTCGCTGAGGTCGAGCCCCCCGTCGCAGTGACATCGCTCGCTGTCGTCGAGATCTCGCCGACGTCCGCGGCAACGGGAGCACTCCCTGTCGGAGCGGCCGTGGGGTCGATCGCCTCGACGCTCACCGTCGCGTGTCCCGCCGTCGCCCCGACGCCGCCAGACGTTGTCGTCACATCCTCCCCAGTGACGGTAATCGACGCCGTATCCGCCTCGACGAGTATCGATTTCCCAGTGACGAATCCGGGGACGTCGACCGTTAACTCGCCAGTATCTCCCGCAATTGTTGCTGTCCCAGGTGTGGCCGCCACATCGTGCCCGGTGGTCGCAATGTCCGCGAGGTCAGCCCCGATGGATACAGTCCCAAGAGCCGTCGACGGACTCGGGCCGGTAACACTGAGAGTGCCTGTATCTGTCGTCGCAACCGTTGCACCACCGGCGACGGACACTTCCTCCTCACTTACGGTCAGGACGCCAGTGTCAACAGTTGCTGTCGACCCACCGGTAGTAACCGTCGAGTCGAGGGCAACAAGCGTGGTAGTCGCAACGTCAGCTGTCGGTGAAACGTCGCCGGGCGTGCTGCTCGGGTCGGCGCTACTGAGCGCGAGGTCGCCGACGACACTGCTGGCCGTGACAGTACCCGGTGTCGCACCCAGCGACTGTGCGCTGACATCGAGGGGTGCCACGTCAGCCGTTGGGGAAACACTCCCGGGCGTCGCGACCGGGTCCTGGCCAGTAACAGTCACTTCACCGACGGCGGCCTGTGCTGTTACACCTCCGGTCGCTACCGATGGGTCGGGTGCAGTAACCGCCCCACCAACGGTCGATGTCTGTGCCACCACCCCGCTCGAAGCAGATGGCTCAACGCCAGAGAGAGCGATACCACCAGCAACGGCTGTGGCGCTCGTCGCTCCAGCAGTCGCCGTGACATCGTGTGCGACGCTGGTGACCGAGGCCACGTCGACAGTAGCCGTGAACTCACCGGGCGCGACGCTCGGGTCAATGCCAGAGGCCGTGGCCGTCCCAGCGTCCATCGTGAGCGTGTGAGCGCCGGCCTGTACGGTCGCCGCCTGTCCCGTGACCGAGACGACCCCCACGTCTGCACTGACTGCACGAGTGCTCCCACTCGTTACTGGTGGTAGTGAGAGTGAGAGCGTACCAGTCTCCATCGAGGATGTTGTCGCTCCGGCACTCGCACTCGTGTCGATTGCAGTGACTGTCGTTTGCCCGACGTCAGCGCCGGCCGATACGGTACCAGGAGTGGCGGTTACGTCCTGAGCCGTCGACGTGAGCGTCCCTTCGGTCGTCGCCACCGATACGTCGCCGGGGGTAACTGTGCTATCCTGTCCAGCGACCGTGACCGACCCGAGGTCTGCTGTCACCGTTGTCGCGACACTTGGGATCGACGGGTCCTGTCCAGTGACGCTGATAGACGCCGCATCCATCGTCGCCGTCGTCGCCCCACCGTCGACTGTCGGGTCTTGTCCGGCAATCGTTGCCGAGAGCGTCGAAACAGGCGCCGAGATGACATTCGTTGCCGTGGGGGACGGGGCGCTAACGGTTATTCCGCCGAGATCGGCGGTCGCAGTGTCGCCCGTCGTTGTGGTGGACGCTGTCGGCGAAGGTGCGCTGGTCGTGACCGAGGCGACGTCGGCCGTTGCGGTCTGCGACGACGCGAGCTGTCCCCAGAGCTCAACGTTGTCGAAGTAGCCAGGACCAGTCCCACTGTACTGGTAGGTGTACTGGTACCCGAACCCGTCCCACGCCTGAAAGTCACTTTCGAGGGTTGCGCTCGTACTTGCCAGTTCAGTTTCCGTTGAATCATAGACCGTGAGCTCGACAACGTTAGCGCCAGCCAGTCCCCACGTGAGGTGGTATATGAGCCACTCATCAGTTGGAAACGTCATCGACGCACTGCTCACTTGTGACCATGAGCCAGCAAGCGACCGGGATATCTCTATGCCCGTTCCAGTCGCACCAGCGAGGATGACGTTGTCAGCGTCGGGGGTTGCAAATCGTAAGAGAAGCCTGTCGTTTGCGCTCGAAACTCTGACTCGGGCACGAAATTCCGACTCATACGGAATGTACTCATCTAATCCTGTGGTGGACGCAATACCTTCCCACGTTGAGGAGCCACCTGTCCCCTCGAGGGAGTAGCTCCCGTCGATACTCTGGGTTGAAGCGATCCCGAACGCGCTTGTATCTCCGATATCGTATTCTGAGAGTGACTGATCCTCGAACGACTCGATTGTTTTCCAACCGTACTGGATGCCACCGGACGCGGTCGGTTCATTTGCCGTGACAGAGAGCGTTCCAACGTCGGCAACCCCTCCGACAAGCTCGATCGAGGCCGTCCATGTCTCGTAGCCGACCTCGACAGTGTTCCGTTGATTCGGGTTCCCGCCCGACGACGACCCGGCCACACGGATCTCGACGTTATCGGCGTTCGAGACGGCGGTGTCAGCGAACGTGTACGAAAGGGTCTGGCCAGTTGTCGACGTGACGGCGACGTTCGATGCGAGTGTGCTAACGAGCGAGCCGTTCTCGTAGAGCTCGACAGTGACCGTCGGCTCCTTGTTCGAGTTATTCGTTCGCCGAACGTAGACGTCGATTGTCTGCGTTCCGGTCAGCGCCGATGGCGGATTATCGAAGCCGACGCGCAGGGCCGTATCTGACGTGGCATCGTTGGCCGTGTACCACGACGCTGTATCGTCGTTTTGGAGATTCGAGACTGACCCAGAGAGGTTGGTGGTAGCGAGCTCGGAGTCGGGGTACAGGTCAGTCGTGGGCATAGCTCTCCTCCAGCCTGGTTAGTCGTTCATCAGGAACTTGCTGAACAGGAGCGCCCATTCCCGAGCGGTAAGCGCCTGGGGGAACACCCCGAGGCCGTTCAACGCAGTCTCGACGTCGCCAGGGTAGATGCGGTAGGCGTCGGACTGCGACTCGAGAGTGTCGAGTGCCGCCGCATCGTCGTCAGCGACGTACACACGGGTCGGAATCCAGGTGTTGCCCGCTCGCTCGATCCCCTCACCGGCGTAATACTTGAGGACGCGTGGGTCGTCCATGTACTTCGGCCGGAACTTGTCGTCGAAGGTCCCATTCCCGACCTGTGGCAACACGAAGTACCCGGAGACAGCCATTACGAGAGCTCCAGGACACCAGACGACCCCCACTGGATCGTCACGTCACCACCGTTCGTGGTCAGTGGGAACTGGTCGGACGTGAGGTAGGCGATCAGGGGCGAGTCCGTGTCGTCGGTGGGGCCATCCTTGTAGATCAGGACGCCATCTATCGTCCCAGCGTCGATCCCAGAATACGTGAGGTCTCCCGTGTCGACATAGGCCACGTCGTTCGCGTTATCCTGTGTGGCGGTCAGCGAGATGGTCTGTCGACTGTATCCAGTCCCGCTGACCTCACTCGCTGTCGTTCCCCCATCGAGCACATCCGACACGTGCACTTCGGTGTCAACGTCAGGGCCGTACGCCGGTGAGTCAGAGATCAACGCCACCCTGATCGTATCCGTATCCAAGTCGACACCGCCGTTGAACAACAACTCTTTGAAGTTATTATACAGTGAGTCTTCCTGGGTCACCGTCGCGGTGTATTCGATCGCACCGAGGTCGGGATCACTCCCGTTGTACGAAAGTCCCACGTCAGTACCGGCATCGATACACGAACTCGTCGAGTTGAGCGTCATGAACGTCGACTCGTTCGCCGGCCCTTCTTTCGAGTCGTTGGTCAGCGAGACGTCAGCCCAGTCGGGATCATTGATCGATAGGTTCCAGGTGTTGTACTGGTCGTCGGCGTTCGCCATACTGTCGTATGCTGTCGTGTTCTGATACTCGATGCAGTTTCGGAGAACATGAGCGACTCCCTGGACATTCACGCGCCATCCAACATCGTTGTCCCAGGCCGTGCAGTTGTGGAACGTGATCGCGTTGTCGGCGTTGTTATCGTCGAACCCGCGACCCGAGTCACCGGAGTTTTTGAACGCGATACATCGCTCAAGTGTGTGCCCACCGTCCCCAGTGGCCGTGTCGCCGCCGAGTTTGAACCCATTACCGTTACCAGTGACCGTCCCGTTCTCATCGTGTCCGTTGTGCCACGCTCGACAGTCAGTGAACGTGGACACGCCACCATCCCACGCATCGAACCCGTCGTCAGCATTGTGCCACGCATCACAGTTCTCGAACGTTGCAGATGCACCACCGTCGAGTGCAAACCCGTCTGCGTTCCCTTCCGCCTGTCCGTAGGCGGATTTACAGTTCTGCACGAGGTGGCCAGAGCCACCGCCCTCAAAGGCGATACCAGAGCCCCATGTTGCGTCGTACCCGTGATGGTGGGTGTAGCAATTCTTGAACGTGTTATTGTTCGCGTTGTAGACCTGGAAGCCGTAGTTGCCAGCATTTTTCACCTCCAGCCCATCGATGACGAAATACGACGTTGCTTCCATGTAGAACGCCTTCGCCGTCGCGTTTGTAAAGTCGATAACGGGACTGTGTCCATCAGCAGCCTCGATAGTGATTGGGCTCCCAGACGACCCACTCATTCCCCAAAAGCTAACCTGGGACGAGTGTGTGATGTCTCCACCCGTGTCCTCAACGATCACCGTATCGCCCTGTGTCAGAGCGGCTTTGTTACCGTATGCTACCGGGTCGAAGTTCGCAAACGCGTTCGCAGAGCTCAGACCGTCATTTGCGTTGTCGCCGCCGGCGTTAATGTAGTATGTAGCCATCTATCTCGCAATCGAAACACAACATCAGGGGTCGAGTGCGTCCTATCCGACGTTGAGGACGCCTTCGGCGGCCCAGGAGACCGTCACGTCCCCGCCGTTGGTCGTGAGCGGGAAGTCCGATGACGTGATGTAGGCGATGACCGGGTCGTCACCGGGCGTCGTGTCGTCAGCACCGACTTCCTTGTAGATCAGGACGCCATCGATCGTATCGTTCGTCGCGCCACCGAGCGAGGACCAGGTCAGGTCTGTCGCGTCAGCGACACCCTCGTCGTCGGTGTCGTCCTGGCTGACGGTGATCGAGAGGGTCTTCCGAGCGTAGTTCGTCGCGTTGAGCTCACTCGCTGTCGTACCGCCGTCGAGAACGTCGTCGACGTTCACTTCGAGGTCGATGTCCGGCGTGTAGGCCGGCGTGTCACTGACGAGTGCAGCCCTGATGGTGTCGGTGTCAAGGTCGACGCCCCCGTTGAACAGGAGCTCCTTGAAGTTATTGTAGACGCTTGTCATCAGTATCTTGATACACGCAGTGTGCCTAATATACCAGTTTTCCCATAGTATCAGAATACAGTAATAAAACGGTGTATAGAGGCGTCTATCTACCGACGCAACAACTCGAAAAATCAGTACCTATCGGGTATCAGCTACCACCCGTCGGGCCAATCTGATGGTCTCCATAGGTATATTCCACCCACTGGTACCTCGGCACACTCACACGCAACGGCCGCCTGAAGCGGTTCGTACACTCCTTCGAGTATCGTCAGTTCCAGCTCGGTGCCACAGCTCTCGCACGTCTTCCGTTGTCTCATGGTAGTTCGAAGTGTCGCGGGACGTAGTCAGGGTCAGTCACCACGATGGCCGGTGCCAGCATAACCGGCTCACCGATGTCGTGCCACCGGTCCCCGTCGCAGTCCTCGCACACGAACAGTAGTTCCTCGTGCCCATCGTCTGGTTCGTCCCACTGGGCGGCGTGGTAGACCGCTGCTGGTGGTAGTGAGGTGGTGCAGCCGACACACATTCGTTCGACTTCACTCATCCAAACGCACCTCCACGGAGCCGTTCTCGACGCTCCACGTCCAGTTAACTCGCCCCTCGAGCTCGTCCCCGTCGAGTAAGTCGTTGAGCGCACCGACGAACTCGTACTGGAATCCGACTGGCTTCCGGTCGAGTAGGCACTGAACAGCATCGCGGTATCTACTCGCGCTGATGCCGGTGATCTGTCCGGTTTCCGTTTCTTTGAAGACGTAGGTGTGATTCGTCACGGGGTTCCACCGTTGCTGTGCTTCGTATTCGGCGATCTGCGCCCGGAGTCGTTCTGTCTCGTCTGAGAACTCGACGACTTTGGTTGCCCCACAGCTCCTACATCTCGTCATCACGTAACCAGGGTCTTCCTCGTCGACGTCCCACAGGTGGAACCCGAGCACTCCGCACGTGAGGCGGGCGAGGACGTTCTTCATGTACATCCTCCATTCAGCGCGAGGAGTGCAGACAGGACGACTGCGAGCATGGCGAACTCGAGTAACATAACTCGCTGCTGCTGGGACGTCATGACCAGGCCCCCAATCCAGTCTGCTCGTGTCCTGTCTCGATCTCATCCCAGGAGAGGCCGAGCGGTTCTGTCACACGCTCGATGGGCCCTCGGAGCGTCTTGTCGAGCTGGCGGTCCCAGTCGACGATGAACTCCTCCGGGAGGTCCTCGGGGTACTCGATGCAGATCGCCCCTTCGGTGTCATCATCACTCGCGACCTCCTGTCGGAACTGGCGGTACCAGTCGGATCGTTCGAGCTCCCATTTGCGACGGCGCTCGATCTTGTGGTAGAACCGTTCGAGGACACGCTCGAGGTAGACACGCTTGGGCTTCGACCCTTTGCCGAAGTTCTTGCCGAGTAGGAGGTTTGCGTAGATCGCACCCCGAACGTGGACGCCTGGTGGGTTGTACGAAGTGAGTTTCTTCCCGATGCCACCAGGAATCCCGATCTCGTCGAGTGGTACTTCTTCGGCTTTTACCTCGTCAATGCGACCTTTCACGTACGTTCGGATCTCGTCCGTATCCGCACCTCGGACGATCTTGTCGAGGACGGTCTTCTGCGTCTCCTTCACGAAACGCGGGGTGTCGGACCGCTTGTACTCGAAGCCCGTGATGTCGATGTCGTCGACGTCTTTGCCCTCTTTCCACACGATGTGGCCAGCGTATCGTTTCTTCTTACCGGCCTGGAAGTATCGCTTGTAGAGTTTCTCGAACTCCATCTGGAAGCGGTGGTCGTCGGCGTTGAGCGTGGCCGCATACTCGTCGTAGCGGTCGTTGATCGTTTCGGCAATCTCGAATCCGATGTCGATAGCCTCCTCTTTGGACACTTCATGTCCGAGACTTATCATGACGGAATCCGTGTCGCCATATGTCACTTCATAATCAAGTTCGTTCACCACGTCCTCGGTAAACTTGATTACTCCGCGTCCTGTGGCCGTTACAGCGGCTCCCATATCTTTGTCATACAGCCTGAATTTATCCCAAGCTAACACTCCGTATAACGAGTTCATCACGACCTTGACACTTACCTGCTGGCGGTCGAGACGCTTGTACGAATCAGAATCGGGGTCGTGCGTGTTACGCTCTGCTTTCAGGTCCTCTCGTCGTGACAGGAGCTCGTCGACGATCTCTCGGATGATTCCATCCGGCTCTTTGCGGAAGTGCAACCCGTTGGGCGCGACGTAGGTGTCGCCGTCGTATTCGTCGGGATCGACCGATGTCTCCGGCGACAGGTTCATCGTCACCATGCACATCGGGTACAAAGATTTCAGGTCAGTGACAACCACGTTCTCCTCGACACCCGAGATCGGTGGGAACACGGCCGCCCCCTCGTAGTCCCCATCGCTTCCTGCACCTTTCGACGGGAGGACGAATCGCCCGTGCGTCTTGTGCAGGACGTACATGTCGCAGATCTCGTTCGCGACCGTCGAGTCCTCGATGCGCGAACCGACGAACTGGCGGAGTGAGTCGATAAAGTCGATCGTCTCTGTCTCTTTATCGATCTCGACAGTGAGGACGACGTCTTTCAGCGAGTATTCGAGGAGTCGGTCGGGGTCTTCTTCCCACAGGTCGCCGATCTTGCCGACGTATGTCTCCTTGCCGAAGCCGACCACTTTCTGACCGATGGCTTCGAGCCGGTACGACTCCTCCTCGCTGAAGTGCGTGAACTTGTACGCCTGGAGCAGGTCGAAGACGACTCGCCCCTTCAGATTCGGGTAGTCGCGACCGCTCCACACCTCGTCGAGTCGGGAGAGACGTTCGATGTCGAGGTTCCAGATGCACTTCTCGTTCAGCCGTTCAAGGCGGTCACAGATGTACGGCATGTCGAAGCCGATGTTCCATGCCGTGAACAGATCTGGATCGGTCTCCTCGATGTATGAGAGGTACTCGTCGAGCATCTTCGCTTCGTCTTCGAAAGTTCGGAGCTCGACATCGCCAGCATCCTCGTCAGCGAGCAGTTCCGCTTTTCGATCAGGGTCGAGCTCCTGGTCGGCGTGTTCCTTACACCACCATACGATATACCATTCGTCGTACGAGTCGAAAGTGGTGAAACAAACGATGGGCTCGATGCCGTCCTCGGGGAAGCCGTGTCGGTCCTCAACCTCGATGTCCACGTGGTGTACTCGAATCGATGCCGACGTAGGTGGGTCACATGGTTCGAGCTCCTCCGGCGAGTCGAACGTGTGGTGGGTCCCCTCGTCGGGGACCATGACCCCGGCTTTGATCTCGTAGTCGATCATCAGCCGGTTGGGGAACAGAACATCGGCCTCGTAGTGCTCATAGTCGTCTCTGATCTTTCCGACTTCGCTGGGCGTGTGCGTGTACACGCGAGCAAGGTCACGCCCCCTGATCGATGTGTAACCGGGCTCGACGGAGACAATCTCCTCGGACCCGAAGTCTGGTTTGTGCGTCTCCTCGACAGGGACGTAGAAGTACGGCCGGTGGTCGTAGACATCGGCCCGGTGGACTGCGTTCTCCGCGTCCCGACCGAAAATGTGCATGACCGGCACCTGCTCACCACCACGGACCTCCTCGTTCGTGTAGTCTATCTGTGTTATCAGGAGGGGTTTCATCTCAGGGGTTCTCCTTCTTTCCGCCATTCCATCATCAGCCGCCGTCGCTCCGCGATCTCGGCTCGGTATTTTCCGACGACAACGTTCCTGTCACGGTAGAGTCGCCATGCCTGTTCCACTCCGTCGTTCATGCTGTCCTCGGAGAGCCATGTTCAGACCCAAGGGGGTGGGGGTCACGTCCCGGAAGACTCGTCGACAGCCATTCCTCGCCCATCATGCTGTCGCGGGGAGCCTCGGCTTGTGGCCGATGACGCGAACGATCGCGTTCTGCGTCTTCGTTTTCGCGTGGCGGCCTCGCATGACCGTCACCATCACACGCGGAACATCATCCCCCATGTCTTCGTCACGTTCGACAAGGATGACCGCATCCGTGGTCTCGTCGTATCGGGCTTCGTCGCAGTACAGCCCGTGGTCGCCAGTGAGCTCCTTCGCGAGATTCCACGCGATGATCGGGCCGTATCCGGGCGAGGTCCTCACGTACTGGTGCCAGCGTTCTCCAGCGTGGTTGCTCACGTCGACCCACTCGAGCTCGCTGGCCGGCGGGATCTCGGGCACGTTAGAATACCCCACTCGGTGCCGTCCGCTCCATCGTCTCACAGCACTCCTCAGCAGACATCCTGACCGTGATGTCGTGCGCGTCGAGGTCCTCTGAGAGAACACTGGCCGCGCCGGTACTGATCACCTGCGACAACTCGTCGAGGGTGAACGTGTAGAGCTGGCACGCCTCTGCGTAGTCGAACCAGCGACCGGCCTCGAACGAGTGTCCACATGGCATGACCATGACCATCTCGTCCATCTCACACTCGATGGGGGCCATCCCGGGGAGGTCGGCGTGACACTCCGGTGGGGTGATAGACGCTGGCTCGATGTCGTGCGCGTCTCGGTACCAGTATCGGGTTCGTTCGACGTTCCCGAAGCAGTATGGACAGTGCTTAGGGGTGGACATCAGTCACCATCCGCCGCCATACCACCAGCAGCGTGAGCATTGATGCGGAGTTGCACGCCGGTCGAGCAACGGGGACACAGGCCGGGATCATCCCACTCAGCGTCGGAATCGGAGATTGCAGCGCACTCGCGACACACGTCCTGTCCCTCGTCAAGTTCTAATATCGTACGCAAGAGGGCGTACTCGATATGCCGGCGCTTGTCCTGGTCGACAGACACGCCTTCGAATCCTGCACATCTACGATTCGCTAACATTCTTTGCAGTTGGTTCTTGCTTTTCATGCGATGTCACGATACACCCTCCGTTCCACGCCAGTAGCCCGGAGAGTAGTGATTAAGAGTAGGCAAAGAACTATAATAAATGTTACTGGTTACCACTCATATCAAAATTCTGTACTTCAAAACGAGGGTGCTTACCGGTCGGCGACTGGCGACATGTCTCGCGTCTTTTCGCTTGAATCAGTAGCCACCCGGGTCGATGAGCCGCTGGAACCACCGATCTACGTTCGAGGTGCCGTTGGTACCGGTGGTCAGAAACGAGACGGGGGCGTCGCCTGCGGAGGGGGGCACCGCCATCAAGCTCAGATAGTCGGTGTGCTGTATATACCAGTTTTCTGATTGTCTACCGGACTCGCCGTGTCCAGACCCAGTCGTATCGGCGATCTCGCTCGACGAACTCATCCGGGGATTCGTGTCGGATGCGGCCTGACGAGTACGTCTCGTGCCGATCGTATGCGATCATGTGTGTCGGTACGGGGACTCCCCAGTTGTAGTGACCCATGACAGCCAGGCCAACACCGCGCCGCCCTTTCGAGACAGAGCACGACGCGGCGACCAGAGCGTAGTCATCACAGTCTCCAGTACCCTTTCGAACGGTATCGCTCGGGCGCTGGACCCGGTCGTTCCAAAGTCCTGGTGGATCGGCCTTCCACTCGTACTCGTTACGACTCCAGTCATGCAGGTCGAACGTTCGCCATCGGTATGATTCCTCGACGTATCGGTTCGGAAACGACCACACCATCCAGGAGAACGGCGCCATCAGAGCCACCCGCTCGGGTGTCGCCAGTAGTTGACGACGGTGTCGGCGTAGAACGTGTGCGTCTCGCCATCAGCGTCTGTGAACGTGACCAGTGTGCGGTCTGTCGCACCGTCTGTCGAGAACTCTGCGTCGAGGTGGAGCTCGGCCACTCGGCCGTTTTCCAGCTCGACAATGACTTCTCCGTGCTCGGTGAGAACTTGCCGGAATCCCATTAGCCGAACCAAGTCGTGAGTCTCTATATACCAGTTTTCCGAGGGTTTATGAGTCGACAGCCGCCGCCCGAAACACCGACTTTATCGCCGTTTCTAACTGGCGGTCAACATCACTACCAGGCTCCACGCTTACTCTCTCCTCGCCCAGTTTGTCGACCGCTTTCCACATCGATCGGTCGGTCTTGGGCATCGAGTTCCGGTCGAGTATCAGCCCATCTCTTGCCCGTTCACGAAACTCATCTGGCGTGAATGAGTGGGAATCAGACGGCGAGCCAGACGCTTCCTCCAAGTAGATGTTCCCTTCGTTGTCGATCCCACCGACGTTCATGTCGACGTACGCGCGGGAGTCAGCTATCAACCCTCCAAAAACGCGGAAGGTGGTACTCTTGGGCATTATGCTGAGGTTCGGTGTGTCACGTACATACCAGTTTTCGGTGTAAAAGGGTCGCTGAAACCGGTCTTACGTGGTGACGTTGGAATCCGTGGGTAGAGAGTCGGGGACCCGTCCGCCGGCGACCACCCGGCGGCCAGAGCGTCACGGCACCCGTCAGCGACACTCGACCTACGAAGTCTCAGGAGTTAAATATTTTCGTAAGCCGACACGACAGGTTTACAGAGCTTTGAGCCTATCGAGTGTGTCGGCCTCTGTCTTGTCGATGCGCACCCCTTCCAGGCTCGGAAACCGTAGGGCACATGTCCCATCGTCATTCTCCTGGAGTTCGCGCCAGGACACCTCGACGATCGCGTCTATCAGCTCGTCTCTCTCATCCCAGTCGAACCCATCGTGCCCTTCCATACCACCACCAACGTGTCCGACACGGTGCCCGTCCTCCGTCTCCAGTTCCATCCCACCGACCTTGCCCGCGTTACTGTTCTCACCCTCGTGGACAGCAACGACCTTGAGATCGACGTTCTCTTTCTCCGGGATCAACTTTCGCCAGCTGGGCGATCGTCGGTTGAACTCGTAGGGGGCATCAACCTGCTTGACGACCGCGCCCTCTAATCCCTCTCGTAAGAACTCCTGGTAGTGACCGACGAGGTCCTCCGCGAGCATGGGCGTGTACGATGGTGCGATCCAGTCAGTGTGGTTCGACCCGAACAACCAGTATAGCAGGAAGTATCGTTCACCAGTCGTCATCTCGGACACATCCCCGTCGTAGGCGGGCCACTGGTTTTTCGCGTAGACCAGGTCGAAGAACTTGAACTCGATGTCGATCTCTTGCTCGTCGACGTCTTCTTCGCGCCCGAATCGCGTCATCACCTGCTGGAACGGCTGGCGCTCACCGTCTTTGTACGGGATCGCCTCACCGTCGAAGATGTACTGTCCCTCAGCGGTGATCACGTCCTCGAGCTCGCGCAGCTCGGGAAGACTCTTGGTCACATCGTTTGCGTTTCGGCTGAACGCCCGAAGGATGCCGTCATCAGCCGTGTTGTAGTGGACGAGGATGCGGGCCCCATCGTACTTGGGCTGGATCATCCACTCAGCCTGTGGCTTTTCCGGGATCTGCTTCGACTTCGCCAGCATCGGGAGGAACGGCCGTCCACAGTAGGGGTGCATGATGACGTTGTTATACTCGCTATCGTCGACGATCGTCCGACAGAGTTGTGTCACTCTCGGATTGAGAGCCAACGCGCGGCGGTGATCGTCGACGCCGTAGTGCTGGCACAGGACCTTGACGACCGATTTCTCACCGATACCGAGACTCGCACCTTTCTTTCCGAGCATCGCATGAGCGACCCACTTGGGCGACTCGTAGCCGAGCATCTCTTTGATGCGGCGCTTCTGGTCGGGACCGGTGTGGTGTCGTAGGTAGTCCAGGTCGTCGCGGAGCTCACCCAGCGTGATCTCGCGCTTCGAGAACAGCGTGTCTGTGGCGATGTCTGCGTGCCCGATCGCACTTGGTAGGTCACCATACTCCCGTTCCAGGTCGCGAAGCCCGTCCATCGAGACGTCGAAGCACTGGACCGCTATCTTTCGGACGGTTTGCTTGCCGACGCCGATGTCGTCGTACGGCTTTCGTGTCAGAAGTGCAATAGCACACTCGAAGTGCTTGGATGTCGGCTCGATGTCGTCGAGCGCGCTCAATACGACGCTGTCTTTTGGTTTCTCTCCTATCTGGAGCTGTTCGAGGTACTCACCGAACTCCGTCAAGTCCATATAATAATCTTGACGTGATAGAATATTAAGTGTTTCTTTCTACCACGTCACTGCGTTCTACACAAAGGCTTCGACGGCGTCTTCTCCAGCTACAGTGAGTTCCGAGACATTCGTCCTCCCGTTCGTCGACGACCCGGTCTTCGATTCCATTAACCCACGGTCCCTGAGTGCACACAGGATTGCGGAGACGTGTCCGGCTGTGATCTCTGTCCGTTGCGCTATATCTCTCACCTGCATCGGCCCCCTCTGGTAGATCTCTGTGGCGACCACTGCTGTTTTTGAACCGGGCATGATGCAGGGAAGGTCAGACGACGCTTTCCGTTCGTTGACCGATGCACCGGTGCCAATACGATACGTGTTGTCGCCATATTCAACAGTCGTCACATCTTCCTGCTCATCGCGTGTCTCAGCGATTACGTCCGGATCGTATGCTTCGACTTTGATCGTCACGCTGGTTTCAGACTCCGACATCTCCTCAGCGACATCCCTGACCATACCGGGGATATTGGGGACACAGATTTCGACAGGGTTCTTTTCTGTCTTTTCGACCTCGACGCCGCCGTCGGTCACAGCTTCCTGGACGCCAGTATCGGTTTTCTCCTTGCTACGCTTCGTGTCCCATGACAGCTTGGCGGCGGAGGTGTACCCCCGCAGACCGACGCCATTCCGTCTCATGGCATCGTACACGGCCTGGTCAGACTCCACCGGGAGGTATTTGACCATGTCAGGGGCGCTCAGCTCATGCTCGTGATAGAGCCGCTCGAGGATGACAGGGTCGTTCATGGGATCATCCCGGTCACGAATCATCCGCGCTGTGGTTGCCTCACTTCGGCTACGCACATCGATGTCGTTCCGATGCATCCACTCCGAGATCGTTATCTTCTGGACGTCGAATCTTCGAGCTATCTGTCTCATCGACATGAGCTCGTTCCAGTACAGTTCTTCGAGGAGAGATTTGTCTCTCCATGGGTGCTTCTCTTTCATTTCGGTTCATAGGCCAAAGACCTATAATACTTAATATGTTTGATACGATAATAAATTAATAGGTCGTGAAAAACGAGTGGTAACCAATGGTAAGCCGTCAAGCGACGATGTGGATCAGGAACGACCCACATTCGAGGCATGTGTCGATGGGATCATCGCCGTCGATGGATAGCATCCGAATGATTTCTCCACACGAGTCGCACTCGTACGCCGTCGTCACCGTCTGTTCTTGCGGGAGTTGCTGTCCGACCGGGCGCGGCTTCATGGCCACACGACCATCGTTGCCAGCATTTCGAGCCACCAGTCCACAAACTCCTCCTCAGTCATGCCGAGGCCGCCAATACCACCAGTAACGTCGTCGTACATCTCCATGTACCGCGCCGCTTGGTCGGCCGACAGCACGATCGCTTTCTCACCCTCATAGACGTCAGCTGTCGCTACGGGGACATCCTCTGTCCGGGGAAGACCGCCGATCGTCTGCTGTTCGTTGTCGATCTCGATACCGGTTGGTCGGGTGTCTTGTGCCATGAATCGTTGCTGGTGGTAGGTGATGTCAGGTCAGAGGAACTTCCGTTTCAGTCCACTCGTGCTGATCGGGTCTTTGGCGTCCTCATCGTTCTCGTACGGGGGAACGTGGATCTTCCCGCACGTCACACACTGGTAGTAGTGGCGTCGACGGGCGTCGAGGCCGACCCGGCCTGTCTTTCGTATCATTGCGCTCCCACACTGGGGGCAAATGGTCATACACGGTGTACGCGTGGCCCGTATATCATATTTCTGGTAGTATAAGCCCCTGGAGAGATTTGAACTCCCGATCACGCGGCTTCGAAGGCCGCTGCTCTGTCCTGGCTGAGCTACAGGGGCGCGTCCGTTCGTTATGTCGAGAGTAAGATCACCGCCTCACCATCGACAACGGACACGTCTGTCTCTGCATACGTACGGAGTCGATAGCGACTCCCACCGAGATCTTCGACGATCTCGACCGTCGCAGTGAGCTCGTCGTCGACGTAGACTGGCTTCTGGAACTCGAGGGTCTGTGAGAGGTAGACGACCGTCGCCACCTCGGGGTCGACCAGGTCCGTCAGCGCGGCGCTGACCAGTCCGGCCGTGATCATCCCGTGGGCGATCCGCTCGCCGAACATCGTCTCGGCGGCGTGATCGTCGTCGAGGTGGAGCGGATTCTCATCTCCAGTGACCGCCGCAAATGATTCGACAAGCGCGGCGTCTACGTGTTTCGTGCGCGATTCTGACTGACCGACTGAGACCAGCCCACCGTTGTCTGGTCGCTCCTTTGTCGTGGACATGGGGAGGTGTCTGTTCCGTATGGTCCGTAGGATACGTGTCCTACGGGAAGGACGTATGACCCGTGCCACAGTCCATTAGGCGAGCAGGATTTGAACCTGCGATCTCGTGCACCCAAGGCACGCGCGATAACCAAGCTACGCTATCGCCCATCTGTGTCAAGCCAAATCCTCGAACTTTTATGTAGTTCGTGGATTTACCTGACGGAGGACCGGGCCCGCGACTCGAACGCGGTTCTCAGCAGTCACAGTGCTGAATCTTAACCAGTTAGACCAGTCCGGCCACGTAGCTGTCGGTGAGCCCTTTCAAACTATTTCATGGGCGCGATGCGGGCTCATCCAAACCACTCTGTTCATCCAGACCTATACCTCCGAACATGACGCCACCAACCATGATGAGTACCACGGCCAGGGCGATGATCTGCTTGCGGGTCGCGATCTCGATCGTCTCCCACACCCGTACCCAACGTACGGGAACTTGTCCCGGAGGGAATCGAACCCTCGATCTCCGGCTCCAGAGGCCGGCACGTCTCGCCAGCAGACGCCGCGGGACTATGCTCCTGCGAGGAATCGAACCCCGAGCTGCGCCTCGAGAGGGCACAATGTTTCCGTTACACCACAGGAGCGCGTGGCCGTGGATATCGGGCCGGCCAACGCCCGGCATGCCTACAGTTGGGGCAACTCAACCCCACGCCGACGTCGGGATTCGAACCCGAGACCGGACCGTGACAGGGTCCGATGTTAGCCACTACACCACATCGGCACAGCGGGGCGCAACGGGACCGGCTACTACCGGTGTTGAACGCCCCTGATAGTCTCCGAGGGAATCGAACCCATCTCCGCCAGCTCCAAAGGCTGGTCGCCGCTCGCCAGTGCAGCGCCGGAGACTGCGTGCGAAGATCGCGACCTATAGGTGTGGCCCGCCACCTGCGAAGTGCGCTGGCAACGCACCCGGTGATCGGTTCGAGGCCGCTCGCGATCGTCGTCTACCAGTTCTTACGTCGGGTCGGTGTACCCCCTCGTGGTATTTCTCGGCCGCTCACGAGTATAGGCCGGACAGTGGTACTGGGATGTCAGCCCCAGTGCGCCAGCTCGGAATCGAACCGAGATCTGAAGCTTGGAAGGCTCCTGTCTTGCCGTTGGATCACTGACGCGTAAGGGTGGGTGCACACCCGGTCATCGTACGATGCTACCCCATTACTTCGATCTCGTGCGCCACAGGGCATGGGCGCGAGTGCTCCAGGTCGGAATCGAACCGACGGCCACCTGATTGAAAGTCAGGCATCTCTCGCCAGCGGAGACTCCTGGAGCAGCTGAAAGTCGATGCTGAAGCCGCGTGAAAAGCCCGGCGCCAGGGTAGGCTGCTACTAATCAGTTACCCACGGCGCCTGACACTAAACGGGACTCCGTCGATCATGTCTTCGGATGCCGCTCAGAGATCAGCATCGACTCCGGGGAGTTGCTCGGTCGAGATGATGGATCAACCGAGCCGCGGTCCCCGAGTCCGTTCGCCAGGATTCGAACCTGGAGCGGTACGATCTACAGTCGTATCTCACTCCCACGTGAGCTCGAACGGAGTCAGAAGGCTTCGGAGAGGATCGAACTCCCGGCCTCTCGATTACAAATCGAGGGCTCTACCGACTGAGCTACGAAGCCATAGGCAAGTCGGGGGATACCCGACTATGAGGGTTGATTGCGGGAAGCGTCCTCCCCGCGTACTCGCGAGTGATCGTCCACTCAACGTCCTCTGGGATTCTTTTGTGGTTCGGGACTACCGAGCTCAGCGGCCAGAGACAAACCGCCCCACGGGTCGGGAGGGATTCGAACCCCCGGTCATTCGGTTAAAAGCCGAACGCTTTGCGCAGGCTAAGCTACCGACCCACCGTGTCCTAACTAATCTCCGACGGTCTGCTCCGACAGATTAGTTAGGACTGGACGTGTCACGTACTTCCCACCGTGGGCGCTGTCGATGTGTCGATCTGTACGCCGGAGCGCAGGGGTCGATCACCGTGTCGCAGTGTACCCGCAGGGATTCGAACCCCGGGCGACCTCCTTGCAAAGGAGGGACTCTACCACTGAGCTACGGGCACTCGGATGGGGGATCGCTCCCCCTTCTCGATTGGCTCTTGTGCCTTTCCCACGGGCCGCGTTCGCCCGCAAGCATTAGCGACTCTCGAGCAGGGCCGCAGACCCCGTCACCGGATAGGCCCGGGTCTTCGGGGATTGGCACACCCGGATTCGAACCGGGGACCGCCCGGATGTGAGCCGGACGTTCTTCCAGACTGAACTATGTGCCATTGAGGGATCGTGGGGGCCCCCGAACGACGTGTCACCTCCCCAGGCGACCCTCATCGTTAGCGGGACCGTGCGATTTGCCGCGATGTGGTCCCAGTGGACTCGAAGGGATTCGAACCCCCGACCGGTCGATATGGAGTCGACTGCTCTCGCCTGACTGAGCTACAAGCCCTATCATGTTTCTTACCATTTTGGGTATTCTACCTTTGACGTGATGCTATATTAGTTGTTTCGTTTTTCTGATACTCGAAGGCGCCGGGACTTGGACTCGAACCAAGCGCCTCGTGGGTAACAGCCACGTGCCCGCACCAGGCGGGCCCTCCCGGCTCAACTAAGAGTGATCACTGTTGGGCGTGTTCTGGCATATTATCATGCCAGGTACGCGTCAGGTGCGGATAGCCGGGGGTGCCCGCAGTCAGTGACATTGACGTATCAAAACGAATACGTTGGATGATCTTAAATCTATCGTGCGAGTGGGTTGCACTCACAATGCCTGTACGTACATATGGGCGCGTATGTACGTACACACGCCCGATTTGAGAGAGGATGTCGAGCGAAGGCGGTGCGTGAAAGCGGTACGTTTCTGGTGGTAGTGCGGTGAAGGTTTAAGGCGCTCCGTAGAGCAGGTTCGCGGGAACGGCCATGAACTGTAACACCTGCGGTGCAACGTTCGATCGATACGAGGCTGAGTGGACCGATGGCGACTGGACCGGCCTCAAATTAACGTGTCCGTCATGCAACGATCTCCTGCGGACATACGAGCTCGAAGACAGTGAGACGCCGGACCCACTTCCTGCGCATTAGCGACAATATCCATATAGCAACATACGGTTTATACCGCGCTGTCTATCGATCAGAGGTTGAAGGTGGGGATTGCCCGTAGATACTCCTCTCGCAGGTGATCTTCGCCGTATGTCGTGTACAGAGCTACCATATCGGCGTCCGCATCACCACGCAGTGCCGCGATCAGGTCCCGTGGACAATCGTTCCAGTTCAACCACGAGGTGAAGCAGCGCCTGGCGTCGTGGGGTGAGAGGTCACCGAGTTTTTCGGCAACTTGTGGATCGCTACTCTCAACGACCCGCTCTGCTCGCTCACGTGCTTTCCACCACCATCGCGAGACGGACATGGGATCGACTCTCGATCCATCACGACTTGGAAAGAGCCACCCTCCGTCATCGATGCCGTCGCCGAGACCGTCCATGACGTGTTCTCGTTGGTCTATCCAGCGCCTGATGACGTCGGCCGTTTCTTCGTCGATGAACTTCGGGTCGGCTCGGTCACGACTGATGCGCTGCTCGCCCACGCCCTTGGGCGATCTGTTGTAGACTTTCAGCTCGTCGAGATCGACATCCTCGAGTTTGAGCCAGGCCAGCTCTTTCCGTCTGAGCCCAGTCTTCGCGGGGAGGAGCAGGATGGCTCGACTCCGCGCTTCGTTGTTTGGTTTGAATAACAGTCGATATTCCTCTGGTTTCACGACGGTCCCGGGGTTTTGACCACTTCGTCTGAGGACGCCCTTGTGTCTGTTTTTGTACTCGTCGAGTGGCGTCGTCACCGGGTTGTTCAGTGGTCCCCATGGTTTGGTCTGCATCCAGTCGTAGAGCCGTTTCAAGCGCCGAAGGTACGATACGATGGTCGAGGCATCGGGTCCGTCAGCGCCGCCGTAGGTATCAGCGAACTCGCTCACAATGTCCTCGTCGACATCCAGGAAGGGAACGTCTCCAGTGTGCCGTCGGAAGCATCGAAGGGCTGATCTGTACGGCCTTTCGGTCGATTCGGCCAGATGTTTCTCGTCGATGAACTGGTCGACGATATCGTCGTTCGGGGGTGCATCGGGTCTGTCGTCGTCATCAGAGTCGTCACGGAGTCGTTCGTTCTCCTGACGGAGATCGCGTATCTCGTCTCGGATGTCCTGAAGCATGTCTTTGAGCTCGTCGTCATCACCCGGGATGCCGCTCAT